AAAAAAAAGAGGAACAAAAACTTGTTCCTCTCATCATTTTTTATTAAGATTAACTATCTCAATTCTTGTAAGTCAAATGTTCTTACACCATCAACTGTAACACGCGCATAAAAGCGGTTGTTCACCATTTTTTTAGCGTATCTAGTCATAATACCTTTGATAGGTGTGAAATTAAACGGATTGTACATTGTAGGTGTTAATTGAAGTGGAACATACGGAGCATAGATGTAACCAGTATCAAGAAGTGATGTACCTTTGTGACCAATCAAAATCTGATTTGGTGGGAAGTAAGGATCACGATATACTTGGTAACGACCAGCTAATGTACCAACTCTTTCAATACCCATATTGTATTGGTCTTGCTCAGGTGAAGCATTTGATACGTGGAAGTATTCCAAGTCATCAAAGATAGCAGAAACCTCAGAAGAAACAATAATCCAATTAGCACCACCTCTTAAAGTAGATTTGTGGATTTGAGCTGACAATTGGTTAATTGTTGTGATAAGAGTTTGATTCCAATCTTTTTGAGTGTAAGAAGTTGTTTGAGAAATTCTTCTCCATCCGTTGTAGTCCCATCTTAAATTCCAAGCAGCACCTTTACGTAAATCACGAAGGATTTCACGGTCAATTTCAGCCGCAACTTGTTCAGATAACAATGCAGTCAATTCTGCTTCAGCGTCAATGTTGTGGAATGCCGCAACGTCTTGAGCTAATTCAGGTGACCATTGTGCTCTAAGTTTTCTTTCAGACACAGAAACAGTTACAGATTCAAGGTCAAAAGAAACTTCACCAATTTTATCTTCAAATTCAAGTTCTTGGTATCTTCTCCATACCGCAGTAAATGAACTAGCTGATGATGCAGAAAGAATAGTTGTACCTGTGTAACCATCTAAAGTAGACGAATCACAATCAGCACAAACCGGACATGATAAATCAACTTCTAAATAGATACAACCTTCAGGGTCACAAACACTTTCAAAAGAACCACCATTTCCAGCACCAGAAGCTGTTCCTGTTGGAAAAGTTGTTTGAACTCTTCTTGATGTTGGATTTACAATTGATTTACCATATTGTTGTGTTACAACACGGAATAAAAGTGGTTGACCGACCGTAATAGGACATGGCGATGCTTCAACAGAGAAATTTGAAGTTGCAATAATTTTAAGGTCAGCTAAGAATGTTTCAGAATCAACTTCAGCACCATCAGGTCCGACAAGTTTACCCCATCCTTGATAAGAATTCCATCCACAAAGTTTCATCAAAATTTTTCTAATACCAACTTGAGTTTGAGTAATACCTGTCGATTCAACAAGTGAACCATTTGACCACTGAACTAGTTGAGTGTTTTGAGAAATTGCTGTCCATGCACCTTTTGAGTAATCAAAAAGACCAGCTGGTTCTAGACCAGGTTCACTACCTTCATAAAACAAATCATAAAGATTTTTTGCAAATGCTCCAGTGCCTTCGTAACCAGTATTAAATCCAACTCCTTGTCCAGGATAGTTACCTGGAGCTCCAAGAGGTGAATAGTGTTCAGCGTAAGTGTCCGAACCAGTTCCACCCGAAGCATAACCTTGGATTTTAGGTACGAAGTAGAACAATTTACCGATAGGTAAGTTCATTGCTTGTACAGATACGATATCATTCGCCAATAATTTAGAGAATACACGTCTAAGGATTGGAAATACTACAGTTTCAAAAGAACCTGAGCTTGCGTCAGAAGTCGCCTCATTGATTAAGTATGAAGCTTGGTTTTCATATAACTGAGCTACGTTTTCTTTTAGGTGACCTCTAAGGCCATCAAGGAATCCTAATCTATCCCATTTGTTAATTGTATCTTCTTTGATAACTTTAAGGTGTTTCAAACCAATATTACCAACAAGACCGCTTTCTAATAATGCTCCCATTTTGTATTTGTTTTTGTTTATTTTAATTTAGACATCAAATCCTTCATTCTTAGGAATTGGGGATTTTCGTATGTTTTTGATTCAATTAAGTTAATCGCTGAACCTGTTGAAGGTGATTTTTGAATTGTCCTTTCAACTGATTCATTAACTTGTTGAGGTTTTGAACTTGTTAGTTCGTCTTTTAATACTTTGTATAGATTTTTTGATTCTTTAAGAGTTTCAACACCATCAAATCTTTGTAGAATATTAATTTTTTCTTGTTTTGAAGTTGAATGTTCTGTAAACAATCTAGTTGCGTACGCCAAATTAGAATTGAAGATTGCAACTTCATCAAGTTTAGTTCTAAAAATATTTAATGCTTTTCTATACTCTTCATTTTTTTCTCTAAGGATTTCAAGTTCAGAATTGTCAATAGATTCTTTTCTGATGTGACGTGGTGCGGCTTTTGGTTTCGGAAGACCTTCTCTACCCCAATATTTACCATTTCCTAAAGTACGTGACGCTTCCTTTGTTTCCATTTTTTTCATCATTGGTTTCATTGGTTTAGCCATATTTTCTTTTCTTGATGATGTTGGTTTCTTTGAAAACTCACCATCAAAACTTGGAGAATCAGATTTGTAAATATCTTTTTTAGGTTTACCCATACCTACACCTCTAGTGCCTTGTGGTTGTTTTTTAGTTGGGTAATCAGTAGTTTTACTAGAATACTTAAATTTAGATGCTGAGCCAAAACCCATACCTTTTGGTTTTTTTGTGGATTTTTTTGATTCCGTCATAAATTCATTGTCTTCTTCCTCTTCAAAACCTTCAAAGAATTCCTCGTCTGAATAATTTTCTTCCTCTTCAAAATCTTCAAAGAATTCCTCGTCTGAATAATTTTCTTCTTCTTCAAAACCTTCTCCAAATTCATCTTCAAATGCTGATTCAACATCAGAGTCATCCATTTCAATTTCGTATAAAGTTTCTTCTTCTTCATCGTATTGATGATTCATACCATAACCCATATCGTCCATTTCCATCATATCCATGTCCATATCGTCCATTTCCATCATATCCATGTCCATATCGTCCATTTCCATCATTTCATTAGAATGATACATTTCATCGTATTCATCGTATTCATCCATACCTTCGCTAACAATCATATACTCTTTATTTGTTTCATTGTCTTTTAAGTTTATGTTGCCCGCAGTATCTTTGGTTACAACGATTTCATCTTCAGGACTTAAAAGTTTGAATACTCTTAAAACTTCTGAAGCTGGTTGTTTTGTTAGGTCTATTGTATCAACCTCCATATTCGGTTCTGACATATCCATATCGTCTTCAATATCCATATCATCGTCCTCTAAATCCATAGAGGCGTCATCAATGTCCACATCATCTTCTATGTCCATATCATCTTCTTCATCTTCAACCTCTTCATCGTCTTGTTCTTTGAGAGATTCTTTTACCAATTCTTTGATTTCTTGTCTCATTGTTGAGGCAAGTATTCCTTTTGCATTTTCAGTTACAACGTCTTCCAAATTTTTCATTTGTAGTATTGCTTCTTCAACTAATGATTTATTTTCAGCCATTTCGTTTTTTATTATATAAATATGTTAATTTTTTAAAAAAATATTTTTTTGTAGATAATACCATACAAAAAAGATTATTTTATATAACATAAATATTGTATATGGACAAAAAAAATAAGGATAACCCATTTTTTGGATTATCCTTATCAAAATTATTGATGAATTAATTATTCAATCACCTCATCAATTTTACTTTCAACAATTGCGGTAATACGCCAATCAGTTGTGTAATGTTCGTAAACCTTGGTTATTTTGGCCTCAACATCAGTTGGGGTATATCCCATAACCAATTTTTCAAGTTTAATTTTCTTTACCTTTCCGGTTTCATCATCAACAAAATCTTCAGCAATTTTTGCAACAAAATATTTTTGTCCGTCTTCCATAGTTTTAGAATTTTTTTTTAAAATATTAATTAATATCCCAAATAATCGTTTAATCTTTTCATTAAGTCAAGTGATTTATTCCCACTTTGACCAACATTTCTCTCAACAGACATTTTTTTATCGTCATCCAAATTCTCATCCAAACTTGTTCTATCTTCTTTATTCAAGAAAAGATAAGCACCAGGTGTTGATGGAGAAGATACCAAGTCAAAACAAATTAATTCAAAGTCATCCTGAACTTCATTTTGTTCCCCAACCTTTTTAAGTGATCCTACACCACGAGAAGAAATACCAAGAGTAACACCTTGTCTTAAGTAGTTTGCCGCTAAATCTCCTTTTGTGGATACAATTCCTCTCTCGTGAAATCCAGGACTTGTTAATAGTTTTAATTTACCCATTAAAACTGGTCCTTCCCACCACACTTCAGTAATTAAGTGGGAAGCTCTGTCTAAATCAATTAGAGACGATTCTGGGTGATTTAATTCAGAAAGAGAAGTGCCTTTTTGAATCATCTTTTTGTAATTTTCAGATTCTCTTTTTAATATCCTTTCAGGATAAATTCTACCATTTCTATTTGGGGTATTATATTTTTGTAGAACGGCATAAAATTCAAAAGGTTTGGAGTGGTCTAAAAAGTTTCTAGTTTCCAATATATAAGAATTCATTGTTGTATTAGGCGAAACCCACCCATCATTCTCAATTAATATTCCTTTACCTAATTCACCAGGATTTAAAATTCTTAAGCTCATTTTGTGATTTTTATTAATAAATATTTATGTTTTTATATTTATTAACTTATCACTCTTTTTAGTTAGACTAAAATTGAAATAATGATTGTTGGTAAGATTGTCTTGGATAATTTTTTTTGTTAGATTCTTTAAGATTTCTTTAACATTATTTGATTTAAAATCAATATCTTGTTGGTTAAGAAAAAAATTAATCTCAAGATTAAGGAAAGACTTTTTTTCCATTTGTAGCCCACTAGACCTTAAATCCAAATCAACAATAAACTTTTTTTCAAATAATTCAGTATTTATATTATTGTAAATTGTGTGTTTGACTTTTCTTGATAAATTCAATATTACACGATTCCAATTTTCAAGTTCAAGTTGAGGTTCAACCCAAGTTTGTATGTTTAGATATATTGATTTCAGTTCAACTGAATCAACAGTTCCATATAAAATCTTAGCGGTTTTAAATCCTTGGATTTTTGAAGTTTTTCCTTTTTTCATTCATAAAATATTTCTTTGTTTATTTTTGAATAAAAAATAAGTAAAATTTAAGTAAATGTCAAAAAAACCAAAATATGTTAATTGTAAAAGTAGATAACAAAACCCCAATTGAAAAAGCACTTAAACTCTTTAAGAGTAAAGTGATTAAAACTAAATTAATGACGGAGTTGAAACAAAGAAAAGAATTCACCAAAAACTCTATTAGACGCAGAGACAAAGTTAAAAAAGCGGTATATTCTCAAAAAACAAAAAGAGAGGATTAAAGACTTTCGTTCAGATTTTTTAATTTGAAATAAGTTAATTTATCAAACTTCTCCTCTTTTAATTTTAATATGGTTTCATCAATTCTTACTGATGTATCGGAATCCGATTCCGATTTATGGTTATTTAATTTGTCAATTACTTTAAGTTTTGTCAACTCATAACTCTCTTTCATAATCTTTTCATCCTGAGACAATAATTTCACCAACTCACTCTTATCACTTTCATTTAAATTTTCAATATAAGAAGCGATAGATTTATTAGCCATTTTAATCATTGAACTAATTGGTAAGTTAATTACCTCCTTAGTCTCTTCTTTTTTAATTAGAGATTCCGCAATCATTTTTTTACTGATAACTTTATTTTCTAAAGTCAGTATATTGGTTGAAAACAATTTATCAATGTTTTCATAATTATTTTCAACCTCAATCCCATTTAACCAATAGTCTAATTTTTTGTAATCAGTTGGTTTTAATTTGTTGATAGTATTTTCATATATGGTAATTGATTGATTAATATAGTCATCAACAATGTTTTTATCCATATTTCTTTTTGTTGTCAACTCATCATATAAATAAAAAAGTTTACTAAGGTTTTTATTCTCCAAAATATTTTTTTTGAAAAATTTCATTTCAACTTTAAAATGTTCATCATTCTTAAATGATTCTGATAATACGTAATCTATTTTTGATTTAATAATTCCAAATTTCATATCTTTTTTATTTATAAATATTAACCATTTAAAAGTTTGTTTAGATGAATCTCCATTTCACCCAAGGAATTTTTTGCTTTTGACAAATCAATGAAAGTTTCATCATCTAATAACCCATCAGATTCCAATAGTATTTTTAAATTATCTTTCTTTTCACTTTCAGGTAATCCCATTGGAGCTTCACCCCCAGGAGGTGGTGGTGCTCCTCCACCAGGGGGAGGTGGTGTTCCACTCGCTGATGCCGTACTACCACTCTTCTGAGAGTATAATTTATCAATATTATCAAATATACCAGTCTTGGTTATAATTGTTGCCGTATTAGTTAATTCAGCTCCAACAGCCCTTTCAATACGTTGTTGGTATAAGTCAGTCTTAATTTCTTCTTCTGAAAATCCTAATACATGTTTCTTTGCCCAAGTATGTGATGTTGGGGCTGTGCCATCTTGTAATGCTGTAACACATTCTTTGTAAACTGCAATTTTTTCTTTCCAAACTTCAAGACCTAATAAATCAGCCTGTTTAGATGAGTTAGTTAAACCTAGTGTAAAATTATTTAATTCATCCTCAAAACCCAATAAGAATAAATGAATGATAGCTATTTTATTTAATTCAGATATCATTGATTTTTGTATCTTATTGATTGTTCTAGCAAAACGGATATCAATTAATGATAAATTTTTACCATCTCCAACTGGTTCTTCAAAACCTAAGAATGCTTTTGGAACTCTTAATGCTGTCAATAGTTTCTTTTGGATATATTCAATATCCGCAATCTCACCCAAGTTTGTTCCGCCCGCCAAAGTTTCAATTGGACTTGCTTGAGCTGGGTCACGAACAGGAATAAAGTAATCTTGATCCACCGCCATTTGATTAAATCTCATATCAACATTACCTGTTTGAGAATCAACCACTTGACTACGTTTAAATTTGTTAGCAACACGTTGTACATATGGCTCAACATCTTTGTCATCCATATTACCAACAAACACTTTGAATACCCTTCTCTCAGGTGCTCTTGATGTTCTATATATCAACATCGCATCTTCAGCCAATAATAATTGTTTCCAAATACGTCTTGCTTTCTCCAACATTGATGTGCCGTATGGAAGTTTTCTGTCATCACCCAACAATCTGAAGTGGGCAATTTCCCAAGAATTAAATTCCATATCCTTGGCTTTCCATTTAAATCTTAGTCCTTTGTTTTCTGCGGGTTCTTCAATATTTTGTCTTGTTGCTTGAGCGGGCATACCCCTCTCCAAACGTTCAATTTCAATGTTCGGTAATTGCATACAACCAACAATTCCTTTCTCTGGATCAAGTTTCAAATAAACAAAATTATCACCATACTTACAGGTATTTCTTGTCCACATTGGTAAATTTGTATTAATATCCAATGCGTTATTAAATAAGTCGGCCAAAATACCTTTTATCCTTTTTGACTCTGAAAATATCTGTAACATAAAACCATCCTTATCCACAGTTGTTGATTCTTCTCCATATATGTCTAATGCTGCGGATATTTCTGGGGTATTATGTGAGAATATAGTGTCTGTTGCAAAATTTTTATATCCAGGTACAGTTAAATCATAAACAGGAACAATTCCATAAGGTTCTATAGAAACAATTTTATGGTTTACTACATTTTCTTTAATTTCTTTTTTTCTTCCTGTTTTACCAATCTCTAATCCATATGCTGTCATAAATGTAGTCCAATTATTATATCCACCTTGTCTTATAGTTGAACGTAATTTACCCATTGTAATGTCCAATGTTTTACAAACATTTTTCATTAATTTTTCTTTTTTTGCTACATCAACTAATAAATCCCAAGGTATTAATTTGAAATTAATTAAATGATAGTCTTCTGAAACTTTTAGATATTTTTTTATTTTATATACTGAAAGAAAATCGTCCCAATTTTTAAAACCATTAAACCTTAATTCATTTTGAATCTTTCTATATGATACCCCTAAAGTTTTTGCTGTTTCTTCTACCCCCCTTTTTTCTTTTGCTACCCTAACAATTTCATCAAATGGAATTTTTATATATGATGGATTATTATCACCACTTCTTCTTCCACCCCAAATTAACTTACCTTTTCTTTTTGCCACCTCAGACATTTTTTGTCTGTATTTGGGATTAGCCCATAATTTTTCATTATTTAATCTTGCGTGGTAAGCTCTATGTTCCGATATAGTCATAATTTGAAGATTTTCAGGTAAATTATTTTTACCATTGAAATCTACGTGATGTACTTCCTCATCTTCTTTTACTTTGGTTTCATAAAACCATTCAGCAATAAGATTATGTTCAGAAATCCACCCATTATGTCCTTCATCAGAATTACAAGTATAAACCCAATTATATTTCTCATTATTGTAAAATGATTTACGATAAAAAGGCATCATAGAATCACCAGGTTTTAAATTTTCAACGTATTCAAATACACTATCTCGTTTAAGAAATCTGTGCCCATATGTTGCTATAATATGAGAATCATCATCAAATGTAATTTTATAAGTCATTTCATCACGAGTGTAATGAGCGTTTCTTGCTTTAGCCGGCACAACTTTTTTTAAATTGTGGTCATAAGCATATGTTATAAACTCATAATCTCTTCCTTTATCAGCTAATTCTTTAATCGTGATAAAACCATTGGGTGTTGCAATTTTAGTTTCACCATGTATTGAATACTCCATAGATTCGTAATCATAAAAAGAAGCCAATCTAGTTGGTTCATAATATATTGCTTGTGTATAGAGATTACTTTCAATCTTTGTCCACTGATTACCTAAGTAATAAGTTTGTTGAGCTTGTAAAAGCTCTTTTTCGTACTCTTGTTTTGATGTTGCACGTAATAATTCCTTCTTATCAAATTTATAAGTTGGATAATCTTGATTTAATAAAGCATTTGGTCCAAAGGCTTTGGATAACCTCTGCCAAACCGTTAAATTATTTTGATTTTGTTCCATAAATCTAATTTAATTGATTCGTGAAATAATTAAAGACTTAATCATTTCCCTTAATTTTGGTAGTTTTGATTTCTAATTTATCTGGTACTTGTATCTTGGAAGTTACAATACCTTGGTTTGGAACTAATACTTTTGAAGCAATTATTCTACCTGTTTTTTTTCTATCTACTAATCCCATATGTTTTTATATTATAAATATTATCATCTTCCAAATAACCAAGAGTATTTCATATAGTCATCTTTACTTACATTTTGATTTCTTTGATTTATTCTTTCGTGTCCAAATGGTATTACTGGATTAAAATCCAATTGTTTTCCCATATTTTCATTATTAGATACAGACCAAGATTCCAACATTGCCTTTGTTTGTTCCGTAACTTTTTCTAAACTACTGAAAGATGATTCTGCAACATATGTCGCCATTGCAATTGACATAATAAGGTCATCATGTTGTCCCTTTTGGTGGTCAGGTCTACCACTCACATAAATAAAGGTATTCATCTCATCAAATAACCTTGAACTATATATCTTAAATTCGTGTCTCATAGCTTCCTCAAATGAAGCAATAATCTGAACACGTTTGTTATTAAAATTTAGTCCGGGGATTTTATCCAATGTTTTTGGGTCATACTTCCATTTATTCGCCAAATCAACACCATCAACATATAAATTCTTATAACCCATTTCTTGTAATTTTCTTGAGGTTGATACCCCCATACCACCAGTTATATCTATTACAATAAAACAGTTATACATATTTGCCCATTTATAGCATATTTCAGCCATTGTATCTGGGGGTAATTTTCCCACATATTCGGCAACTTGTTCTCTTTCATCAAAATCAATTATTTGGAACGCACTAAAATCTTCACTATCTCCACGACTAACATCACAATTATGCGTTGTTATATGATGACACATAAATGTATTTGTTTCACACTCAAAATTATAAACATTACCTGTAAATTTATTTTTTTTAATATTTTTTACTCTAAAAAAAATAAATTCTTTAGTCTGATTAAAATGGCATGAACTAATTATTCTTTTATTAACTATTGAGAATTCATTAATATTAAATTTTTGTAGTTTAATATCATCTTTATTATTAATAAAACGCAGTAATTCCAATGAATCATTATTTCCTAAATTTAAAGAATATGTTTCTTTTGTTTTATATAATTTATTTTTAAATGTAATTTCACCTAGGTTTCTTAATAAGTTTAGTGATGATATTATACCAATTGAAAATAAAATATCTTGTATTGACTCTAATAGTGTTAAACTAATACTTACAAAGCTTAACTTAGAGTTATATTTATCCTTTTTTTTAACTTTAACCCAACATCCATCACTATCAAAATAACCACGAATTAACTCATATTTAAATTCATTAGGAATTGTTTTTACCCATTCACTTATCATTTTACCATATGAATATCTACCAAAATTTTCCAATAAAAAATAATATAAAAATTTACTATTAAAAACTAAATTATCAGAACTCTCCTTATCAATGTAAGTTGGATTACGATTAAATAATTTAAAAATAATTTTTTCCATTTCATATAAATATGATTTTTGTTTTTTATCAAAACAAATACCAATTAAATAGTTATCATTTTTTTGTTCTAACCAACCATCGCCTAACCACATACCTATAAACCACCAAAACTCTTTATTATTTAGTGGCGAACTAATATTAAAATCAGTTCTTACTTTTTCAGAAATTTTCCAATAGTTATCAATATTTTCTATTTTTTTATTAAAATATTGATTTGGAACTTTAATCCAATCCCCAACTTCAATATCTTCAGTCTTAACATATTTAAAATCAAAATCCCAATATCTTTCATTAAATTGATAATCTTTATTATTTTTCTTATAATTTCTTTTTAATATTGTTTTACTTATTAAAATTGGATGTTCTTTTGTAAAAGTTGTTGTTCTAAATGTATTATCTACTTTTATTGTATAGATATCTTCATCAATTACTGGATATATTTGTTTGTTAATAATATTAACATAATTACCAGTTTCATTAACTAATAACTCGTTAAAAGTCACATCCTCAATATTCTTCAACCCAAAATTTGTTAATACTTTTTCACCTGGAGGTAAGCAACCCATAACATATTTGTGTCCCATCACAGGTTCTTTCCATATCCATAAAGAATTACCCATCATTTTATTTTGGGGTTCTTTTATGTAATTGTCTTTTACTTTTTGCATTAATAATGAGTCAAATACATTATCACCAGATCCAAGAAAATTACAATTATGTGAAATAATCTTATTAGTGTAATATAAATGTAATTTACCTGAGTCAATTATATCATACACATCAGTTTCATCCTCATAGTTTAGTATATCAACAACAACCAAGTTACCATCAAAAGATTTAATAGAGTCTCCAATTTTAATATTTGAAAGTTCAATTGGGTGATTATCAAAATCAAAAATAGTATGATTTAAAGATCCGCGTAGAGTTAAATTATTTGAAAATGATATTTCAATAGTTTTTCTTTGTAGTTTTTGAACCCCTAAAAAATCAACAAATCCTTCTGGACTAGATATTTCATATTTACCGTTATTATATTTCATTTCTTAAAAAATTTACACAATTATTAATTATATTATCACTTATATGGACTCTACTAAAATCATCCTCATTAATTATCATTATATCATATCCATTTTTTTTATATAATGAATTTCTTATATCATCATCATCTTGTTGATGCCAATATTTACCATCATATTCAATTATTTTTTTACCCATCAAAAAATCAGGAAAATAAAATTTGTTTTCACTTACTTTAACTAATACCTCTTTATTTAATTCTTTAAACCAACAATTTTTTTTCTCCTCTTCATTTAATTTTTCATATATTAACCAAAAAAGTTTTTGAGATATTTTTGAATATTTTTTTGATTTAATACCCTCAAGAATCTCAATTCTGTTTGATAAATATTCTTCGTATTTTTTAACCCCATTACATTCACCGTATTTCCTAATAAACCATTGTTTACTATTAACTTTTAAATTAGAAACCCTTTTTCTATCTTCATCATAAAATTTTTGATATTCGTCACCATATTTTTTTTTAAAATAACCAATTGTCGGATAATGATTAATAGTATTATGAAAACAATTTACACAATTTTCATTATAATCACCTATTGAATAGTTAAATGAAGTAAAATTTACGTTACAACTTTTACACTTTATTTGATTTATTTCACCATTCTTATTAACTAAAAATAAAATTCTCATAGAGAATTTGTTACTATTTTTATTAAAAAAATCCATAAATTTTGTGTGTTGGTAAATAGAATCATATAATTTGATATTTTCTTTAATTAAAGTTCTATTTTTTGACCTCCCTAAGTAATTTTTATAACAATCTTCTGTTCTAAGTATTTTAATAGTTTCATCTAAACTTAAAAAGTTATTAGTCGAGTTACACTTACTTGTTTCCCAACCCTGTTTCACATAGTCAATATTTTTTTCAAAAAAATCATCTTTTTTTCTATTAAAACGAAACCATCCTTTGTCGTTTTTAATTTTGTTAACGTCTAAATTATATTTTAAAATGAAGATAACCCTAGCTCTAAAAAGTTTGTTGTCACAATATGAATCTTCTAAACAAGATGTTATTTTTATAACTTCAGAATAAATTGAGGGGTATTTCATATGGAAATAATTTCCAATTTTAACATTGTCAATATATCCAGTTTCTTCTATTTTTGATTTGAGTTCTTTAAGTTCCATATAAATAAATATCACAATTTTAATGAAAAGTAACTCAAGAACTATATTCTACAATAGATTTTCATATAAATCACCAATTCTAACATCAAAAATTTCATTTGTATTTTTGTCTCGTAGTGTTACCATTGTATTATAATCAACACACTCTAATTCCTGAGATACCTTTCTCTTATCGTATTTCAATTTCTTCACCATACCCTCAAACCAAGATGAACAAGGTTTATACCCTGTACTCATTATAATTTTGAGTTCTTCGAAGTTTCTATTCTCAAATGGTATATTATCCCAACTTATAATATCATCTTTACTATACTCAGTTTTATTGAGTAGGTAGTGGACTGTATCTTTGGTTTTGACTAGGTATAAATCTTTTGTGTATCTTGGGTCTCTAAACCAAAACATTTCAGATATTTTGAAATCATTCATTCCCCTATTTGCTTGGTTATAGATTTCATAATAAATTGGGTCATATCCATTTGGTGTTGATACCACAATAACCTTACCCCCAGTTGATAGTGAGGCCATACAAGCTGCCCAAAAGTCTGAGTCGGCATCAATAAACGCAGCTTCGTCAAATACTAGGATTGTTGGTGTAAAACCACGAAGAGCATCCTTTGACGTTGCAACCGCTTTTACTTCACACCCATTATTTGTTTTGAAATGTTTTTGGGAGTCTTTATCTTTGGAGAAATCAATTCCAACCCAACTAGGCCATTGGGCAATAAACAATCTTATCTTATTTGCCATTTCTTGGGATGTATCCAATTTGTTGGCAATAATTAAAATTTTCTCAGGTTTCTTTTTATTAGCAAAAGCTATTTTCTTAGATATCCAAGCCGCAGTTACCGTTGACACCCCAGCCTGACGATATTTTAATGCGATATTTTCATTATAATCTTCATAATCATTTAATAATGAAATTTGGTCAGGAAATAACTCCAAGGGGACATATTTTGATACGGTGTTGTCGTATGTTTCCAAATATGTTTTAAGAGCGTAAGGTGTATCTTTGATACACTTTACATACTCAATCATAACTTGTTCTTTTGTTAAACTCATAAATCCTTTCTACATAAATATCAAAACCCCCACTTATTTCTAAATGGGGGGTTTTTTTTAATCTTCATCGTCTATATCGTCCATCCAACTTGTATCATCATCCTCTGGTTCATCGTCATTTTCTTCCTCATCATCATCATATTCTGGTTCGATAGGTTCAACCTTTTTTTGACTCTGTATGATTTTATCATAATTAGGTTTTTCAACTTTTGGTGGATTTTTTCTAATTGCATCAACAATCATCTGTGAAAATTTTTCAAATTTATCCATAGCTTTTTGATGTTTTAGTTTTTTTTCTGGGGAATCTCCAGGTTTAGGATTACCTAAAACACCATCATACATAATTTCATTGTGTAATCTTGGATTGTCGTTAGCCATTTTATTAAATTGTGTTTGAATTGCTCCATCCATCCATGTCTCATATCCATCAACCAATTCACCCCATAAAAATCTTAATTTAGAACTAATTTCTCTACCACTAATCATATTTCGGATTTCATGTTTATGAGTGTCTGTTACATCTTTTAATGTATTACTTACATTTTTGTCTTTTGGTGTATATAAAATTGAATTATAATACCTCCCGCCTTTATATAATTCGTGAATTAATAATGGAAAATGTGGTGCTCTAACGATTAAAATCCAATTACCTGGGTTACTATTATCTGGAACAAGGTCTGTATACGCAACACGACCACTAGATTGTTCGGCCATACGTTCTAATGTCTCAATATTGTCGTTATAAAATACTGTAGCTGAGTTTTCAAATTGATTGTACTTATTTACCAATTCAGGGTTTAACTGATTTAATTGATTTTCAATTTCTTTATAAGCATTGAATCCTTCAGACCAAGCAGCTCCTTGTGTTGTAGCATTAATAAAATTTCTAGCTTTAACTCGTTCATCAAAATCAGAATCAATTTCTTTGGCTTTTTCAATTTTTTGTTTGTCAACTTTTTGCGGACTTATTCTACCACCAGGACTACTAGTTAAATTAACATCCATTTTTAGTAACCCATTGTCAACCCTTTCTTTTATTTTTGGAAATTTACTATAAAAAATAGCCAAAGCTAAATTTATTAATTGGGTTTTATATTCACGTTCTAAATTCGGTAATGAATACATTAATTCACCCATTTTATTACTTGACCCACCTTCTCCTTTTGCTTTTTCATATTTTCTTTTTTGTGCGGCATATAGATTTATTTTAGACTCATCGTCCATAAAATCATCAACAGGTGCTTCGTATAAAATTTTTTTCATTTTTAATACTTATTATATTTAATTGGCTTGTAATGTGTTTCATTTAAACGATTCATTGTTCTATTGAACTTATTTCTAATTTCTAACATAAATTCCATATTTCTTTTTCCTTGAATCTTTGTTTCTTCATCTTCATCAGGATTTTCAGGTTCATATTCATCTGGTTGCCACTCATCTGGTTCTATTTCTCTTTCTCTTTCTCTTTTCCTATTTGGGTCAATACGAATAGGTATAATAGCTGGTCCATTCATATTTCTTTTTCCTTGAATCTTTGTTTCTTCATCTTCATCAGGATTTTCAGGTTCATATTCATCTGGTGTCCACTCAGGCTCAACATCAGGGTCTATAGGTTTAATTTTTGGTTCTTTAATACCAGGGTCAATTGTTGGTGCAAATGGGTCATTCATTCTACGAGATAAACGACTCATTTTATTTCTAGGCCTTGGAGTATCATCATCTTCTCTACCTGGAGGCATATCATACTCTTCATAGTCTTCCTCATCTTCTTCATACCAATTTGGTCTTCCTTCGTATTTTGACATCATATCAAAATCTTCACCCATTTCGTCATAATAAAAATCTTCATTTAGATTTTTTTTATTTTTGTTTTCAGATTCAATTAATCTGAGTAAGTCTCTTTTTTTCATAGTTGGTTTTAAATTTGACTCAACAATTTTTGTTAAATGTTTATTTATAATTTCTTCTTTGGTTAATTTGCTTTTAGCTAAATTGGTGTATGTACTAGCAACCTTATCATAGTAATTAGCCATTGTAAATTCCTCATTAGTTTCTTTCTTTTTATATTTTACTGTCTTTTTTGGATGTTTTTTTTCTGGCATTTTTTTGTATTGTTTCTCAGACGTACTCTTTGAAAATTCCTTAGCCATTTTACACCACTTACAATCGTCAGTTTTACATTTGTTACATCTAGCCCAAAATAAACCTTGTTGCGCCTTAGATTCAAATTTTTCTTTTATTTCACCTTCGGCTTGTTGTTTAACAATTAAACCACCTTGGGGCGTTGGAGTAACTTCACCATTATTTACATTCACACCTGTGTTTTGTTGTTTCATTTTAGTGAGTTCATCAGGTGTGTAAGTTGTTACCTTTTCAGTTTTTGTTGTTGTTGTCGCTTCCTTATTCTCTTTTCTCTTTGACATTTTTTCAAATAGAAAATTAATTTTACTTTCAGTTAAGGATGAAATAAATTCAGGTTTAAACCCATTATCTAATAATAAACCAATTTTTTTATTAAGATTCATATTGAACTTTTTTTTCAAACTCTAAAACGATATCTCTTTCGTATAGTTTATTTTTAACACTTTCAATGGTATCCCCAAATCTAAATACTAATCTTTTATCCTTTTCAAAATTTACAGATTCTGATTCTTTCTCCCAACCTAATGCTATAACATCTTCCACTCCATCAAACATTGAAAATGTATCAGAATTTTGTAAAACTTCAAAATCTAAAACATTTTTTAATAATCCAACTTTGGATATAAATTCCAAATCTGGTGGTGATGGGTAACCATTCGCTGGTTTACTATCCCAAGATTCCCCCCAAACATCATTTATATTTTCAGAAAAGATGAATTCATACAAATTTTCACCTTTGTAATTAGAACCCAACTTATTAACATAAATTAAAAAACTCATAAAATATTACCTTTTGGACTTACTCTAATTCTTTCATAATCATTTTCAAATACTAAATACCCTTGTTTGTTTTTACCCAAAAGTCTAAAATCATTATTCTCATTTATAAATTTAACAGATTGAGTTTCTTGTTTAAATGATTCAGATAAATTTTGAATTTTTGACACTATATTGTTATTTGATTTATGTTGTTGTTTACCAAAATATTTACCCAATACTTTATCTACTTTAGATTCAGAAAAAACTTCTTCAAAAACTTCTTCAATAGATTGATGTCTGTTTTTTCTAGCCCCATGTGTACGATATTCCGCAATTTCACTCTCTGGTGCGGGTGGTGGTGGTGTCATACTTTCATCAGGCATTGGTGGTGGTGGCATTTGTTCACCTTCCATTCCTCCTTCTTCTCCACCCATTTCAGGCATTTCTTCACCATCTTCCTCACCACCTTCAAATTTGGCCATAATTTCATCCATATCATCATCTTCAAGTGTTGATAAATCTAAAGCAGAAAGAACTGAGTTAATAACATATTTCGTATCTTGTGATGTCATTTCGTTGTCTTCATTAGACAAGAATGTTCTAATTTTTTGTGCTAATCTACCAGTTACTTTTTGAATTGTTTTAAATGTAACATCCTCATCATCATCGTCATCGTCCCCCATATCCATCGGTTCTTCAGGTTCAGGCATTGGTTCTTCTGGCATAGGCGGCATATCACCTTCAGGTGCTGGAGGCATATCAGTAGGTGCTGGAGCGGGAGCTGGTGCTGGCACAGGAGGTGGGGCTGTAGGAGGAGCTTGTTCGTCCATTTCCAAATAATATTCCATTTGCTCATCACTTTCAACAAACAATGAAAGATTTTTAGTTTGACCCTCATTTATATTTACCTCTTTTGTTATTAAATTCAAACGTTTTAATGCTTGAGAATATGAAGGATAAAATTTTCTATTTTTGATTGGTTCAATATATTCGGCAGTTGATTCGTAAAGTCCTTTTTTAATTACATATCCAGTTCTTTCTTTAACAATGTGATAAGTATTTCCATCAGCCAAGGTCTTTCTATATTCATTAGATGAAACTTCATTAATTGGTTTTGGCGTATTAAGATTATATTGAGATATCTCAATCATCCTTCTTATTTTATCCATCCCTTCTAATTTCTCACTACCAATAGGTCTTAGTTTTCCCATAATTTTTTTTGTTTTTATAATATAAATATATTGAAATAATCAATTCTTTTCTTTTTCATCTAAAGAAAGTTTTTTATCAATCATTTTAACTGGTACATTATATAATTTTTCAATATAACCATTTCTCCTCAAAACTTTAAACACCAAATTTTCTAACCCTAACTCACCTGATTTATCCAATCCACTCTTACGATATTTTTTTAACTTGTCTTTAATTACCTTCACACCACTATTAATTTCATCAATACTCTCACCTTGTAAGTTTTTAATTAAAGTGTCAATTAAACGCATCCACCTTTTTGAGTTTTTAATAATTTCAGTTTTACTAGTTTTTAAATTTTCTTTTGATGGTTTTTTAATCCACTCATCTCTCATAACCGAATACACACCACCACTAATACCCTCGGCATCAACCCCTTCAACATAAAGTTCAACATCATACCCAAACATTTTTAATTCTCTTTTTTGGTTAAAAACAATTTTTTTTAAATCAAAAAATTCCATATATAAATCTTTAAGTTCTTTTGGGAATTGACTGTAATCAACTGTGATGTGTAAATCAACATCAGAGTATTTTGACCAATTGTAATTAGCTATTGATCCAGTAATAATAATATCGTCAATAACCACTTCCATTCCAAATGAATCAATAAATTGATATGCGATTTCCAAAAGATTTCTTCTAACCGATGGATTAAGTTTTGTGCCATCATCAACCCACATTTTTGGGTTTAATGTTTTTTGTGTATTAAAACTAGATATTACATTTTTTAATGATTCCATAATACATAAATATATTCTCACAATCGTTTATATTGAAATGATTTTGCAATTTTTGAATTGAAAAATTTTCCTTGTGATTCGGACATTCTAAATTGGGTGTATAGTTGATGAGGAACATTCTCGTACAAATATCTGAGTCCGTTGTTAAATTCCACAACTAACTCTTTTGATTCTGTATCAAATTCAGTTCTTCTTATATTACTTGACTGAATTTCATTAATAATTTTTGTTCCATTAATTTCTTCTCTTAAAATTCCCATAGTGTTAATATTTAAAAACCCCCATTGAGTTGGGGGTTAGGTTTAGTTAATTTTTTTTAGTTCATCACGGATTTCAATTGCTCGTTCAAAGTTTTGTTCTTGGATTACCTTTTCCAATTCTTTTTGGAGGTCAGCTACTTTTGATTTGTTTTTGGTTAGATTTTTAATCTCATCCCTTAAGATTGTCGCACGTTCAAAGTCTTGTTCTTTAATACATTCATCAAGTTCTTTTTGAAGGGCATTCACCACTTTTTGATGAGGATATTCATTTGATTTTTTGAAATCTGATTCTGGGTTAAAAAAAATAATTGACGTGAATATACCATCTTTAGGTGTCTTCATAATTTTTTTAAAATTACTGACATTATCAGTTAAATCAATTTTATCAAAAAAACTACCTAATGGTTTTTCCCCAAATAAGTCTTTTAAAATTTCTTCAAATCTTTTACTAAATTCTTTGTTTGACATATATTATTATTTAATAAGTTTATTATATACTCTAATACACTAATTATATACCAAAAAAATCAAAAAACAAATAATTGGGCAATATATTTTTAATCTATGACAATTTGTCATCATTGTTGAAAATGTAAAATAAAAGGCTATAATTGAATAAAAAAACTTATGATAGATTCAAAAGACGGAGACTACTCAAACAAGGGCAAAGGGGACACACCAGTGTTAAATAACTTTGCAAAAGATTTAATCAAACTTGCCGAAGAAGGAAAATTAGATCCGGTGGTAGGTAGAGATAGAGAAATAACTAGAATTGCACAAATTCTTTCAAGAAGAAAAAAGAATAACCCAATTATCATCGGAGAACCTGGTTGCGGTAAAACGGCTATAGTAGAGGGTCTTGCCCTTAAAATATTAAATGGAGAATGTCCAAGAAATCTAATGGACAAAAGAATTATGTCCCTAGATATGACATCCATTGTCGCTGGAACAAAATATAGAGGACAATTTGAAGAAAGAATGAAAATCATTATTGATGAACTTCAAAATGCTCCAAATATAATTCTATTCATTGATGAAATCCACCAAATAGTTGGTGCTGGAAATTCATCAGGGTCATTAGATGCCTCCAACATATTCAAACCAGCATTAGCAAGAGGGGAAATCCAATGTATTGGTGCGACAACCCTAGATGAATATAGAAAGAACTTTGAAAAAGATGGGGCATTAGAAAGAAGATTCCAAAAAGTAATTGTTGACCCCTCAACAAAAAAAGAAACGTTAAATATCTTAACAAACACTAAAGACAAATATGAAAATTATCATAAAGTAACTTATAGCGATGAAGTCCTAAAACTTTGTGTTGATTTGGCGGAACGATATATCACAGATAGAGAATTTCCTGACAAAGCCTTTGACATTATTGATGAAGTTGGTGCAAGAAGTCAAGTTGATACTAAGATGCCACAAATTATTGAAGATTTGAAACAGAAAGCTCAAGATATCAAACAACAAAAGATTGAAGTTGTTAAAAGTCAAAATTATGAATTGGCGGCTGATTTAAGAGATAAGGAAACTAAAATATTGGATAAACTAGATGAAGAAAAGAAAAAATTTGAATCCGATTTGTTAAACGAAAAGAAAGAAATTTCCGTTGAGCTAGTATATGAGGTTGTGTCCAATATGACAAAAATACCAATATCAAAAATGAATTCAGATGAAACCAATAAACTATCAACATTGGGTGATAATTTATCATCAAAAGTTATTGGTCAATCCGACGCTGTAATGAAAATCGCCAAAGCTATCAGAAGAAATAGATTGGGGATTAAAGACCCCAATAAACCAATTGGTTCATTCATATTCTTAGGTTCAACTGGGGTGGGTAAGTGTATTAGTGGAGATACGGAAATAATTGTTAGAAATAAAATAACTGGTGAAATAAAAACAATAAAAATAGAAAATATCATTACCGATACACAATGGAGAGTATAAAATAGAAAAAGAAAATGGTGGCGTGTGGTTATATGATTTTACCGATTTGAAAAATAAAAAAATTATTGAATACAATGGGGATGATTATCACGGTAACCCAAATAAATATAATGCTTCGGATTATCCAAACCCATTTAGAAAAAACATTACAGCACAAGAAATGTGGGAGAAAGACGAAAAGAAATTATTTCAAGCAAATAAACAAGGTTTTGAAATATTAGTTATATGGGATTCAGAATATAGATGGGGTAATAAACAAGAAATTATAAATAAATGTATAAATTTTTTAACTAAATAAGATGAATAAATTAGAAGAAATAAGGAATTTAATTGAAAACTCAGATAATGTTTTTTTATTAGATAGACATGAATTAGAGTCATTAAAAAAGATAACCAAAACGACTAAAATAACCGAATACGAAGTTTTAACTGATGATGGGTTTATTGATATTGAGGCATTACATGAAACAATCCCTTATGAGGTGTATCATTTAAAATTATCTGATGGTAAAGAACTTAAATGTGCGGATAATCATATTGTATTTGTTACCGAATATTATGAAATTACTTTTGAACCAATTGGTTTAACTGAAATCTTTGTTAAAGATTTAAATATTGGTTCGTTTGTTATGGTATCTGATAATAACGGCAATTTAATTGAATCTGAGGTGTTAGAAATAACTAATTTAGGTTATAAGGAAATTATGTATGATCTTGAATTGAATGAAAATTCTAATAGGAGATATTATACTAACGGTATTTTGTCACACAATACATATTTAGCCAAACAATTAGCCAAAGAAATATTTGGTAGTGAAGAAAATCTAATCAGAGTTGATATGTCAGAATACCAAGAAAAACATTCAATATCTAGATTGATTGGGGCCCCTCCAGGTTATGTTGGTTATGATGAGGGAGGACAATTAACCGAATTGGTTAAAAACAAACCATATTCTGTAATTCTATTTGATGAAATTGAAAAGGCAAATAAGGATGTATTTTCAACCTTACTCCAAGTATTGGATGAAGGTCATTTAACCGATGGCTTAGGAAGAAAAATCAATTTTAAAAATTGTATTATCATTATGACATCAAATTTGGGGGTTAAGAAATTCCAAGAATTCGGAACTGGAGTTGGATTCAAAACCACAACAAATTCTTATATTGAAGAAGAACAAAAAAGGGACATGTTGAAAAAAGAACTTAAGAAATTCTTTGCTCCAGAATTCTTAAACCGAATAGATGAAGTTATTGTATTCAATACCCTAAAAGAAGAAGAAGTTAAACAAATTGTTAAACTTGAAATTGACAAATTGATAAACAGATTAAATGGTTTGAAATATAATATTACTTGTGATGAAAAAGTATTGGAATTGATATCCAAAGTTGGGTTTGATGAAACATATGGTGCAAGGCCAATAAAACGAGCCATACAAGACCAAATTGAGGATTTCATATCTGAGGAAGTCTTGAATGGGAAAATAGTTGAGAACGAGAAATATGAACTTACAGTGGAAGAAGAAAAAGTGGTGTTAATGACACCAAAGAAGAATAAAAAGAAAAAAGGGACTGAATAGTCCCTTTTTTTAATATCTTCTATATCTTCGTTCTGATATATCACTTGGAGGTTCTATAGGTTGAGGTAGCTTATTTTGAGTAGTATTTAGGGGGTTTGGTTCGTTTAATCCACGAGTTGAGGTTTCAGAATAAGTGTTTACACCTTTTAATCTTTGAGTCGCAATATCATCTATATTATTTATATGTTCAGAGTATTCTTTGAAATTTTTTAACGCCTTTTCAATTTCAAAAATTAATTGTCCTTTTTTTTCTTGTGGCATAGTTGACGCAGATACTTTATTTTTTAAATCAGTTAATTTGTTCATGATTTTATGATTAGGGGCGTCTAAATTTTTTAATTGTTTAGCAATATTTTTTAAAGTATTTAAATACCTAAAAAAATCATAACCCTCTCCCCTCCAAACACCTTTCAATCCTTGGTAAATGTTACTAATTCCATCAAAAATACCTTCCTCAATTTCAATTTTTTCTTCTTGTATTATTCTTTTACTGATTCTATATAAATCAGATTCTGTTAAATAAACTATTTTTTTCATTTTTGAATTTTAATAATAAATATCATCAAAAAATGATTTTCCTTTTTTCATCATTTTTTTGTTCGTGTTTCTTATAACCCAAATCACTAATCATATTCTTTACAATTTCCAATGTGTTATAAACATCCTCAACAATAACATACTCATGTTTGGTGTGATAGTTATAATAACCAACAGCAAAGTTGATACAAGCAAAATCAAATTTATTCTTTAACGCATATACATCCGTATAAGGGTGGGATTGATATTTGTTTCTGTTGTTAAATCCCTCTGTTAATACCTTGTCACATTTTTTAAAGAATTCAGATTCCTTATCAAATAATTTTGTACCCATACAATATTCACTAACCATCCAGTTACCTGGGGCATCACATTGAATAACATAACCAACATTGGAAAAGAAATTCTTATCGGCATTTTTTGATCCGTGACAACCAGTTTCCTCAGATACAAATAACGCAACCTTGACATTGGGAAGAAGTCTCAACATCTCCAAACAAATATATACCCCACATTTATCATCCCCACCAATACCAGTTGGTTGGTTTGAATCATTAAACGCCTTATAAGCCAATTTCATTTCATTTTGGTCATTGGGTAACATCATCTCTTTAATATTGATTGTATCCAATTCGTGTACCGTGTCCGTATGTGCGACAACACAAGGGAAATATTCAACTTCACCTATTTGTTTTGTTGCATAGATATTTCCCATATCATCAACAAAATGGGGGATGTCATTTTCAACCAACCACTTGGTTAAAAATTCAATCATTAAATCCTCCTTGTATGTTTTGGTAGGTACAGACAAAACCTTTTTTAGTAATTCGTAATCTTGTTTCATATTACAAAATTACAAAAGTTTTTTTAATTTCCTAACTAATCGTTCAAAAAGTTCTCCACTTGAGATATAATTTTTAAATTCATCAATGCTATATGACCTTTTTTCAGTAGTACCTTTATCAAAATGAGATAAGGTAATTCGTAGTGTATCTTTATCAATATCTATAATTTTGAATGATTTTGAGTTGTCTGTTGGTAGGGGATAATCATTATTAAGGTCATATCCTAATTTGCTCAACTCATCATAAATTTTACCAATATTGTTAATATATTTTTCAGGATTTTCTTCAATCTCTTCTAGAATTTCTTCCAACTTATCTTTAGCATATTCTTTAAATTTATTGTAATCCATATTGTCGGTAGCATAAATTCTTTCATAATAATTTCCAAATTCTCCAAAAGTTTTTCCAAGTTTCCTAAAAACTGTTTTATCTTCTTTACTTGTACTAACTAATGGGATTGTTTTATCCTCAACTCTATCATATAAAGATAATAGAATATTGACTGAGGTAAGATAGTTATTAAATGGGGTTTCATCTTCCCTGTATATTCCATATCTTTGGAAGATGTCCGTAAAATCTTCAACAATTTCTTTTTTAAGTGATTCTATTACACCTTCATTTTTGAGTTCAAAATAATTTGTAATAATACTATCAATTGGATAATAAAATGTTTTATATAAAAAGTTTGAAGCTTCCTCATAGAATTCATTTGAGTCTTGATTTTTTCTTAATAAATCTGGATGTGTGTATTTTAATATTTTTTTAACCAATTCCATATTAGTGTCGTTAAAACCCATCATAATATAACCTTCATTCCATTCATAAGGATCTTCGCTAAAAAACATACCATCATAATAAGAACTTTCACCTAATGCCATATCTAGATAATTTCGGTCTTCATCATTTTCAAATCTAAATGTGTTGAAATACTCATCGTGAGTAAAATTAAGAACAACCATACTTTTGCTTGGGTTTTTCTCATTATATTCAATATCCCATAAAAACTTATCAGTAAGATTTCTTAAATCATATCTATCATATTTTTTCCCAAATTTTATCATCATTAACATTCCATATGTGGTATTATCACTTCCAGTTAACTCAATAATTTCTTTAGCTATTTGGGGATATTCATTAATAACCTTATCAAACAAATAAGTTTTACCATCAAATCCCTCAATATAAAAAGCGCCATACCTTGGTTCTTGTAACCAAAAACCTAACTTATCACCTTTTGATAAAACAAGATAATTTTTTTTGTCATTATGTTGATATTGTCTACTGATTTCTTGTGGGGCATAATATTCCATAGAAACCCTTTTAAATATTTGTAATAACAATACCGAGTCATCTTCAAATAATATCTCAATACCTTCGTCCGCAATTTCTTTAGGTGATTTATTTTCATCATCATCCTGTTCATATATCCTACGCAGTTTCTTTGGCGTCATAAAAATTTTTCTTTATAAATACTTTCCAATATTGGTTTTGTCAATAATTATATTTATACTTGAGTATAGTTATTTGAAAATATGGGGATAAATTGGCATCGATCGACATTGTTGGTTATTAGGGGCATGTCAGACCTGAACTAAGTCTGTTAAACTGGTTTAAAACACAGATGGCAACATCTTTGACAAACTTTCTGCTGTCGGTTTAATCCGTTCAGAAGAAACGGTAGTAGCCTAGTTAATAGGTCATTACTTTCGAGTCGGGGTACATTCACTCAGGAACAGGAGTACTATAGGGTTGTCTAACTAATTCTCATCCCTAAAAATGAATTGGCCGATTTTGTTGATTTTGGGGGATATAAAAATCAAGTAGTTCGGAACATTGCGAATAATGTTGTCCTAAACATGTAGTCCTTAATAGTTAAGATGGGCGACACCGGGGTTCGATTCCCCGTATCTCCACATCGGAAGTTTTTGTTCTTATCATATATTTATATAATAAAAGAATATATGATGAGAGCAGAAAATAGAAAATACCACTATCTTTATAAAATAACTTGTAAAAAAACCCATAGATTTTATATTGGTATACATTCTACTGATAATTTAAACGATCGTTATTTTGGAAGTGGTAAAAGATTATGGAATTCCATAAACTATCACGGCCAAGAAAACCACACTAAAGAAATTTTAGAATTTTTTTCAAGCAGAAAAATTTTATTGGAAAAAGAAAAAGAAATAGTTAATAAAGAATTATTATTAGATAATTTGTGTATGAATTTGGTAGTTGGAGGTGAGTCAGGTGGGTTCATTGATGAAAAACATTTTTTAAATTTCCAACGTAAAGGTTCTGAACTTGGAAAAAAGATTTTCATAGAAAAATTAAAGAATGATGAAGAATTCCGTAAAAAACATTCAGAAACAATGTCCAAATCAGGAAAAAAAAGACATCTTGAGGGGAAATTAAAAAACTTCACTTATGATTGGACAGGCAAAAAACACTCAGAGGAGTCAAAAAAGAAAATGTCTATGATAAAAAAAAATGTAGGTTTAGGTGAAACAAATTCACAATTTGGTACAATTTGGATTACAAAAGATAATCAAAATAAAAAAATTAAAAAAGACGGTTTATCTACTTTTTTAAACGAAGGGTGGGTAAAAGGCAGAATTATCAATAAATAAATAAACCCCACCTATTAAGATGGGGTTTTATTATTTAGAAAAACCCAATTTGTTTCTTTATTTCATTTTCATAATTGGTAATAGTTTGATTTAGTTTTTCAAATAATTGATTCTCAATTAATTTTGGATTTCTAAATTTATTCCCAATACGAAACAAAAGGTCTTCCAGATATTTTTCAAACACTTGTTGATTTGTTATGTTAGTTTCTTTGTGTTTATTTAGAATTGTTTTTAAAGAATTAGCATTAATTTTTAAATTTCTATGATTATAACAATATTCTCCTTTATCTCCAAATTTAACTAACACATCCGCAACGCCACAACGTCCGGAACTATCTGACACCTTATCAATAGCAATTATTGTACCTCTATCACCTTTATTAATACCACCTTTTGGTCCACCCCATTTTTCAGGATATCCTTTGTCATCACTAACCTCAACTTCAACACCAACTAAACTTTCTATCTTTTTATCATAATCATCATATATTTCAAATCCCACTCATTCTTCGTCATTCTCTATTATAACTCTTTTCACTAAACGAGTTAAATCTCTTTCTGTTAATCTTACTATCTTCTTCATTGTTTTTTTTTGATTATTTATTTACATAATAAATATTACATAAAATAAAAAACCCCTCTTTATCGGAGGGGTTTTTTGTTATAACACTTCTTTTTGATTTAGTGACTTATCAATTCGTTTGTCTGTATATCTAATTGAATCGTCATACCTATCATTAATAATCCTCAATAGTTCATCAAATCTTTTGATTTCGTATTGTTCCATTTTATTGAACCTTTCATCCATTGTTCTAACAAGTTCATTGGTGTTTAACCTTGAATTTTCTTCAATTGTTTCAAACCTACGAAATACGGATTCAAATTCACGTCTGTAATCATTTCTGGTGTCATCAAAACTGCGATAAATGCCCTCAAATTGTCGTTGAACATTGTCAAACTCAAATCTGTAGTTTTGTTTTATGTCAACAATTTGACGTTGGATTTTACTGACTCTAAACAGACCCCAAACAATAACTCCAATAAAAGTTAGAGCAACCATCGTGAGCATACCTAAAGCAAAATAAGTAATTGCCATAATAATAAATTATTTAAATTTTTATGTCCGAAGACATAAAAATAATAAACAACTTATTTTAATAGTAAAAGCATAAAAGATGTAAATCCAAATGTAATACCACCAATTGCCAATCCGGTCAATAACCTATTCCTATTTCTAGCTTTTCTAAATTCCTTTGACATATCACCAATAATGTCCTTTTGGAGTTTATCAATATTCTCATAGCTACTAATAACCTTGTCCTTGGAATTATTTTCCTTTTTCAGCATATCAGATATTTCTGATGATTGTTTTATCGCTGTTTGGTACTTCTCTTGTATTAAAAGAAATGAATCAACAACTTCCATACAATCATTTAGTTTTTTGGTTGTATTGACCAAAGAATCGTACTGGATGGTAATCTCTTCAACCATTGTCCTATTCATTGTGAATAAGGTATCCCCATTCATCACAACAAGATTTATCATTGGGGGGATGGTATCATTTTGTTCCAAATCTCTTGCGTAACTCAATGAGAAGTTCATCATTAGAACTATTACGAATAGAATCAATCTTAACATTGTTTTGAATTTTTAATTGGTTTAGTTTGTATGACAAATTTGATTCACTTCGTTTAATATCAGTTGTCAATACATTAAGTTGGAGCTCCATATTTTTTCTCTCCGTTCTAATACTACTAATTTCCTTAAACAATGAATCAATGGTCTTTCTTTCTTGTTCAATAATCATCTTTTGGTTCTTATTGTTTTCTACATGATTTAATCTCATCATATATCCCAATACAATACCTAAAAGTAAAATTGATGCAACAATAATTAGGGTGTGTTTCCAGTTCATATCTTTTTATTTATAAGTATAATTTTAACTAAAAAAAATTCAAATATATTTGACTTATTTAGACTAGTTGCGTATTTATTTGTTGATTAATAATCAAAATTAAATAAAAAAAAATCTTAAAAATGAAAAACACTATTTTTGGAATCGCATTGGTACTTGGTACTATTTTTACTTCTTGTGGTACTGCCACTAAAACAGAAGAAACTAAAACAACTGAAGACTCTACTAAAGTTGAAACAACTACAGTAACAACTCCATCTGTTGATTCTGCTAAAGTTGAAGTAAAAAAACCTGAAGGTAAATAATAGAACTTAGGTTAAAAGTAAAATCCCCACTCTTAATTGAAATGGGGATTTTTTTATTTTAATAATCGTTTCATTCTTTTTATTTCTTCATTTAATTCTTCCTCTTTTTTCTTTTTTTTAAATGTAAATGCTTTATTGACAATATCTAAAGGAGTTAATAATAATGAACCAAACAAATCTGGAATATCATCTAGTTTTCTGTTAAAATCCCACTTCTTTTTATCTTTGTCATCCACAACATTTTTGTTTGGATCTTCCTTTTTTGGTTCTTTTTTTAACCCTTCTTTTTCTTTTTCCGATTCTTTCTCTTTTTTTAATCCTTCTTTTTCTGGTTCTTTTTCAATTTTACCAATAAAAAAAGGTTCAATTTTTATAGTATCTCTATTAGAGTCTTTAACCTGATATGTGACATTGTTCCCCCCACAGTGTCCTACAATATCCCCTTGTTTAACTTCCGTATTGTTTCCAACAAAAATATTACGATTCACGCCACAAATTTCTGAATATATTATTTTTTTATCAATTAAATGTGCAATTTGAACAAAACCATCACATTTAGATTTATCAGTGTCATATATAACTCCATCATAAGGTGCTATAATTGTATCTGTAGTATCCGCTTGATATATATATTTTTTTGGACTCTCATCAATTAATTTTCCATATTTTATTGGTTTTATAAATTTCATAACTTCATTATTTGTTTCATTCTTATTATTTGTTCTTGTAGAATCTTATTATTTAATATTGACTCGGTTTTAACTTTGGCTGCAGTAGTAGTTGTAGTATTACCACTGCTTGATGCTACTTGGCTGGCCAATGTAGAATAAACCTTTGCTTCTATGTCAGCTTTAAGTTTCGCCTCATCAGTTGACCCTTTATCATCTAAAGTAACTTTTTCACTTGACGTTGTTGCACCTGGGGTATTGTTAGGGGGACCCTCCTTTACCCAAGCAATTTTAATATGTCGATCATTACCGCTAATAAGTTCTTTCGTTATATTTTTTGCATTCCATGCGGTACTAACTAAATCTCTTAATTCATTTGGGCAGGTTTCTGTTTTTAATTCCGCCGTTTTTCCATTAGTATCTGCTGGTAATTTAGGTGATAATGTTAATTTACATCCGCTATTATTTTTTTCCCAATAGGTAAAAATTGATGATAAATAGTCAGAAAACGCATCAAAATATTGATCTGGTGGGTTAGTTATTGTAACACCATTACTAGATTTATAATTTATTTCTTTCATAATATTTTAATAATAAATATTGATATATACAAAAAAAGGTGCGAGATAACCCACACCTTTTAAATTTTACACCAACCCAAACAAACTTTACCAAAAGTTATTTTTTGAATTAATTTACAAAGAATCTGTTTCATAATGTTTTTCTTTATAAATATCTAAGTCACTAAATTTAAGACCCCACATTAGACTTACCATAGCCATTTGTCTTTTAGCATAAGTCTCAGTGAGATTCAGTTTCTTTTGAAGTTCTTTTATACCCCACTCTTGCCATTTGTCGTTTTGTTTCTCAGTCATAGTGTATTCCTGATACCAAGCATCTTTTCTATCCTTGATGTCATCATAAGTTACCTTGTGACCTGATATTTTAAACATCTTGTTTATTGCATCAACAACAAACTTTTCTTTTTTCTGTTCATATGAAAGTCTCTTTCCCATAGTGATAATTATTTTTCGTTTAACAAAAATTGGTTTGATATAACTTTGAATGATATTTTTCTATCGTATGATCTTATAACGATTCCTTCTCTATCAAAGTTCCCATTAAGTTCAGATTTTTTATCTGCCAGTACAAGTAATTCATCAATTGTATTTGGTAGTTCAAAATTGTAATCCAACACTGGAACAGGTTTCAAACCCAATTCTTCCATTAAGATTAGAAATTTTGTGAATGGGATATTTTTTTGTTCATCAATATTGAACACATTGAAGAATCTAACTGTCTGACCTTTTATCTTGTATGGATTGGATTGCACCCCCTCACCTATAAGCTCACCCTGAATACAGATATTATAACCCAATTTGGATAAAGAATCCTCTAAGTTCAATTCTCTTGCAACTTTCCAAAAGGTGTTACCCTCACTATCCAAAAGCTCAAGATTTCTTGAACAAATCCCAAATTCACCATCTTTAAGGTAGAATGTTGCACTAGTCCCATCCAACTTTTCTGTAACATAGAAATCCTTACCATAATTCTTAATTTCTTCATACTTGTCAGATAGGTTTTGAATTCTTTCTTCATCTGTCTTACGAATAAAAGATGGGAATTGTCCTTTAACCTTACCAGCGAGCTCAGCAGGAATTGGGTGTTCATATTTAACAATACCCAACATTTCAGTAACATCTTTTCCCTCACTAACCAATTCACCCAAAGGTAAAATATGAATAGGTAGTATTAAACCTTGACTCAATTGTTCACGAAGTCTGATTGTCCTCAATCTAAATCCTTCTGATCCATCAGACATTTTCTTGTAAGATGTTTTTCTCAAGAATTCAAATTCTTCCTTTATAGGTAAGAATGAATCTATTTCACAATAGATACAGAAGTCACCAACTTTGTATTCCCCTTTCTTAGATACAACATCCCAGTTGTTTATTCTAACAACTTCAATCATATCAGCACCAGGTATTGGTTTGACTTCTTTTACAATTTGTATGCTTGCTAATTTCCTTTCCATTTTAACAAAAATCATTATTTGGTGAAACTCTTAATCCGTCAATATATGTCTCCTGATGTTCAAAATCATAATGATATTGTCTTGGATGTTCTTGACGATATTTTTTCATATCAAATCCATTAGGTTGTCCCCATTCAAGTGACATAGTTATAAACTCATCAAAACCAATTTCAGTTCCATATTCATCAACTATTCTTCCTGATTTTATGAAATTAAATAATTCTTCTTTGTTTGAGTAATATTTGTTATCATGAAAATTCCATAAGAATTTCCAACCGCTACTTCTTTTACCTAAATGGATTGAAGTGTTTTTGGTAAATTCATCCCAATAAGAAATTTGTTCAAATGTTTCACCGACTATTTTAAAATTAAATATTATTGAGGATGGAGATATGTCCAAATTTTTAATATCCTCAATAAGTTTAGATTTCTTTTCATCCATTTCTCGGACACTAGGAATTCTATAGTAATTTGTTCCCATTTTAATTTGTTTTTAATGACCAATCAATTTCCCAATCTCGTTGGGTTTTACCAAATCTTGTATCAAAATAAATTCCTACCATCTTACATAGATCTTCCATATCCTTAATTTTTTGAACGTCAGTTTCGTTTTCTAAATTAAAAGAGACGTTAATCCATTTGTCAACTGGAAGTCTTTGTGGTTTATCATATTTTTCAATAAGGGTGGAAGTTTTAATTGGTTCGTTAATTATATAATCAACCCCATCATTTTTTAATTTTTCAAGTTTGTTCATTACAAACTCATACGCTTCATTGATATTCATTTTTCTTTAAAATTTCTATTAAACTATTTAAGTTACTGTTGTTAAAAAATTGTTTTTCAAATCCTTCAGTTTCATATTGGACAAATAATAAAACATCATCTTGGGGAAAAATCTCAATACTAACCTTACCACTCTCAATGTCAAACTTTATTTGAAGTTCGTCATCAAAGGTAACCTGGAAATCAAATTCTTCCTTGATATGGGGTTTAATTTTGTTCCAAACCTCACTTTGGAATTTAGTTAAATTCTGTGTCATGCTTTTCTCCTCCAACGAAGTTTTATCATAAATAGGATAAATGCGGATGTTAATAAATTATTCATATAGTGTAAATTTAATAATAAATATTTTGATTACACTAATTCTAAGTTATTTTCTTCACAAAACCAATAAGGAACTTCCCTATTTTTCCAAGAAACAAAATTTTTTTTTGCCCCAATATAATAGTTCCGATATGACTGGATAACATCGTTAACTTTATATTCATCTGTCATTGCTTTTGGTGGTTCTGTAAAGTCTTTATCAACTACATTGATTGGATTCATTACACACCACTCAATCACATCTTGGGTTTTATGTCTTCTACCATAACGATAGGTATATTCCTTACACAACTCCAACCCAAGTTCACATAGGTAATAGTAATTAGATAATGATTCTCTAACCCATATTGAACAAGGGTGGTTTTTGTGTGATAATTTATAAGGGATATCCAATTTGGATTCTGTTACATGGTGAGCCCCACATAAAAGTTGTCCGTATTCTAGGATCATTTTGACTGCGTGTTTGTCACAATGGTATTTTACACATTTAACAACATCATAATCCAAAAAGAAAATATTCATTAATCTTTGTTTTGAATAGTGAAAGGTTCAACTTTTAATTCAGCGGTTTGTTTTTTCTTAGTATGTTTTAAGAAACTATTAACATAACCAATAATATTAGCAGCTCCAATAGGATTGGCTGAGTGAGAATAAATTTGAGGGGTATGAATTGTATAGTCGCAATATTCATTAACCAACCATTTTGCCGCGTCATATCCTGTCTTTTCTTCAATTCTGGTATCACCCAAATCATGATCAAATGAAATGACATCAATATTGTCAAAACCAAGTTCAGATATTTTTTGGATGAATTGGTCATAATTTCTAACAACAATCTAAGTTTTGTCATTAGGGGTTCTTTCATCATCCAAATAGATTTTATATTTCATTATTCTTTTTGTTTTTACGTGAATAATTTTTTACACTTTTGTGGACTTTTGTAACTGAGGCAAATCCATGTGGATGTTTCTCAAGATAGTCCAATCTTGCGCCATTACCGATGGCGTTGATTGTGACTTGGAGTTTATTCTTGTTTTTCATTTTGATTATGTTTTTTATTATAACCAACCATCACCACCAAATGTTCCCAAATTGTAAATTATTTTTGACAATCTTTAATCCCATCTTTATATCCCTTTGTATAAATTGAATCGGTATTAATAACCTTACCAGATTTCAATACAATTGGTTTCAATGGGGGTTTTGGGAATGTGAAATAACCAACCATAAAAACAATAAAACCAACAATAAGAAGAGTTAAACCTTTTTTAAAATTAGTTTCAATTCCGAAACTAAGTACACTGAATAGTCCAGAAAACATTAACAATGATGATACAATTACTTCCATTTTTTTATTTTTTAAATTGTTAGTACCCCCTGAGAAACTCGAACTCTCAAAACTATGGTCCTAAATCATATGCGTATGTCAATTCCGCCAAGGGGGTATGAATATGTTCAACTTATCTGGGAACCTATCAGAAACCTAGACGCCGACCAAAGTGAGCGTGGGGTTCAAAGAAAAGGGGGTCGAACCTTAAATGATACATACCAGTTTTCTCTATGTATCATAGTTAAATGAGGGGTTAAAACCAAATCCCACCTTAATGAGATAAATCAAACCCAATATGATTATTCCAATCATTGCACCGGAAAACATAAATAACGCGAATTCTTTTTGAGATTCAGTCTTACCTTGATTTTTTTCTTTCATTACAATATTTTTTGATAGTCAATAAAATTTTCATTCACCCATATTTTACCACTCATATCATCACCATTCTTGCCAGAATCAAATATCTTGGTTAATACCTCCCTCTCACCATCCAACTCATCCCAAAGGGCCGAAATAACCAAATAGAAAATACGTTTTTCGGTTGGTGATGAGTTAAATTCTTTTCTTAAGTTATCAATTTTGTCAATTACGTTTTGAATTGGTGTCTTTTCCATAATGTTAAATATTTGTAAGATTATTGTCAAGCTCAAGTTGACTCTCACTAAATATATGTAACATTCCATTGTCAATCAATACCTGGGAATAATTATAAGTATTACTATTTTATTTTCTAATCTTGTAATTCAACAGATTCAAACCCTTGATTTTGTTGGGGTTGGGGATTACTGGGTATATTTCTTAGTTATGTTTAATTTTAAAAATTTTATGAATTTGTTTTATGCTTCGCAACCCACTCATCATAAGTTAGTGTATTAGCTTGTAAATATTTCTTCGCTATTTCAGAATTGTATTGCCTGTTTTCTTCCATTAAGTTTCCATCACGAAACATTTCTTCTGTTTTGATTGCTTTCCAATCTAATCCACAATTCCATTCAACAATTAACATTTGTGACATTACATCTTTCGAATGTTCTTGTGTTGTCGTCTCGCTTTGCATATTAATAAAACTATCTGTTACTTGTTTCATATATGCTTCATATTCTTTTTGAAATTCTTTCTTTTTATCCATAATTTTTATTTTTTTGGAGCGGTTGACGGGAATCGAACCCATATCACTGCCTTGGCAAGGCAACATAATCATCCTTTATACTACAACCGCAGTTTTATTTAAAAAGTTCCTTAACTTGTTTCATCACTTCCTCGTGAGGGACAACTCTACCATTTTTAACATCTTCCAGTCCCCTCTCAATTTGTTTTCTCTGTTCATCAGTTAATGTATAATACCAATCTTCCTCAATACCCATAATGAACTCTAAATCCATAATCAAGTGTCTAAACATATCCAACTCACATTCATCTAAGTCATCATATTCGTCACAATCGTCAAATACATATTCATTACAATAAATCCTATAAACCCATTTACCATCCACCTCATCAATAACACAATTAATGTTGTTTGATTCAGCAAATAAATATAAGTCTTCAAAGGCGGGATTATCAAATCCAAATTCCTTTAATTTGTCTTTAAAAATACTATGATATAAAAAGTCCATTAGTTCAATTTTTTTCTTAGGTAATATAATGATTTACGATTCCATACTTTCTCAGAAGCATATGCCTCAATTTCCATTGGGTGTTCGTCATACCCATGTTTACGATACAATCTTCCATACTCACCAATGATGTTCTGTTTGGTATGAGTCCATTCGTGTATAATTGTTTTTGACAACTCAGATACGTTTGGTATGTTATTCACATACACATAAACAATGTGTTCTTCTGGATCATAACAACCCCAATCTTCTTCATTCTTATAAGACAAAACAAGTTTGGGGAATTGTTTGTTACGTTTTTTACCAAGATTGATTTGGCAAAACTCAACAATTATGTTAGCAAGTTTAGCAACCTGGTATTTAGACAAAGTTGAGATTTTGGTCTTTGCTGTAAACATTTTATTGAAGATTTATTGGTGAGTTATATTCTGATGTAAAATTACACTTTCCTATTCTAATTTCCAAATAACTTATCAAGTATTTTTAATTTAAGTTATCAATTTCCATACAATACAAATTGTATTCTTGTATTTCCCCCTCAAATCTATATTTGTAAATACCCTCAAATATGTCTCCACCATATTTAGAATAATAAGGTTCATAACCCAAGTATTCTACATCTTTATCCTGGTAATATGGGGGCATTCCCATATACTCATCCAAGAGATTTTTAGCCTTTTCCATACTGGTTGCAGTTAGTGCTGGGATTTTATCTTCCCTATTTACTATAAGATATATTAGTGCCATTGTGTTTTGTTTTTAAAGGGTGATTTCTAATATAAACCACCCAAAGTTAAAAAGAGTTCAAACAATTTCAAATATTTTTTTGTACACCCAGTAGGAGTTGAACCTACAACCGAAAACTTAGAAAATTTTTGCTCTGTCCAGTTGAGCTATGGGTGCTAAATTTCCCCACCTTGAGATTACTGGTGAGTAGTTACATCGGTTTTTTCCTATTTAAAAAACCTGCTGGGCATCCCCTTTGAAAAAAGTCAGACTACGTGGCGGCGTGTTGGGACCGTTATTCCACGGCTGGGTACTATCGGCATTTCCCAGTCTAAACCGAGTTCATTGTTAAATGAGTCTTGAACCAAAGACTGGTGAGTATCCCTTACTCATTGTAGTCAGTATAGGATTTGAACCTATATCCCCCAGGATGCTTAAAGAATACTATTCTACCTCGGACGTTACCCATATGTGGTATTCATTCCCACTTACGCCAACTGACTATTTTTTAAAAGTATTTTCTAGTAACATATCCCTCAGTTCCTAAACTTGGTGCGTTGTTATTTTCATCTAAATGAAGAAACATAAATCCCCTGTAAGCGTTAGCTTCGAGTAGAATCTTTTCAATCATTGTGATAATGCCAAGTTTTTCTTCCATTGTGTTATTTGGATGTGACAATTGTTTGTTAGCGAAGTCTTTGATGTACTCAATTTGGATTGTTTTTTTCTCTTTAGGCATTGTATTTCCGTTTTAGTGTTCACAAATATAGATAGAGTTTTTTAATTACACAACCTTTTCATAATATTTTTTAAAAATTTTTTTGAGCGGATAGTTGGTACTGCCCCAACTTATCTAGTTTGGAAGACTAGAACATTACTTTTATGCTATACCCGCTAGAATTGGTAGAGCCGGTATGAGGAATCGAACCCCATTTTCTTGGGTACAAACCGAGTACATCACCACATATGTTTTACCGGATAGTATATTATCGTTTTTTATAGATATATGTAATTGTATCACCAACATTATAAATCGTATTTCTCCTTGTTGAAATTCTATAACCACAATCAGTTATATAATGATACACTTTACCATACTCTAAAGTGGAGGGTGATTCGGTTATAATCATAGTGTCAATTACACATTTCTTAAGCGTATCACCCTCCTCAAGTTTGGGTAAATCAAAACAAGATGTTAAAATCAATGATGTTAAGATTACAAAAATTAGTTTCATAGATGTTCAATTACCCAATTAGAAAATTTCTTATGTCCAGATGGTGCAAAGTGAATACCATCCCAAGTATCACTATAAAACATTGTTGTGTCCATAGGAATTATTTTACAATTCTTTAATCCAGTTTTTTCTTTAACCATTAGTTTTTGAAACTCAATGTATCTTCCAACACATCTCTTGGTTGTTTCTGCGTCATACACAGTCTTTGTTGCTACCTGAGCTGGATTAAAACCAACAATAACAATTGGTTCAATTCCCCTTCGATTACAACTATCCACCATTGCTTGAATGTTATTCACCGCCCCTTGTAAATCTACCATAGAAAACGCATCGTTACATCCACCATAAATGAATACCCTTGTAAAAGCTGAATCTGTTTTAAAACAAGTGTTTAACGTTGACCTCATATAATCCGTCCTTACACCACCTTTTGATAGATTTAGACTCTGGTATCCAAAATGTTTTGATACTTGATCCTGCCACCCACCTGCGGCACAGGTTAAACTATCACCGATGTATAATACCCTACGTGGGGGTGTTTTGTAAGTGAGGGATGTTAATAAAACAATCGCTAAAAGAAATAAAAAAATTTTTTTCATATAATAAAGGTTTTTTTAGTGGAGAGTATCGGCTTTGCTCCGATCACCTCTTGTGTGCAAAACAAGTGCTCTTGCTGAATGAGCTAACCCCCCTTTTTCCATATTCCACCAGCCAAACATTTGAAGTCATCATATCTAATTGTTCTGATTGGGTTTTCTTCATACCCCCAAACATTACAAGTAATATCAATCTCATTCTTTTTAGCCTTAACCACTCTATAGATTCCATTCCTTGAATATAAATGAATCCTGTCACCAACCCTCAAATACTTCATTTCAAGTAATCTAATACCAGATTTAATGTGTTGTGTCATATGTAATATGTTTTGTCGCAGGAGGGGGACTCGAACCCCCAAGGTCAAAGGACGGGAGATTATGAGACTCCTGAGCTACCAATTGCTCACATCCTGCAATATGTTTTGTTGATTAATAAGGAATCGAACCTTAATCTCCCACCTTTGTCAACCAAGACTAGCCACGGAGTCGAACCGTGTTGGAAGGTGGTATGCCCACTACACCATAATCATTCGAGAGTTTCGAACCTCTCAGCCACAGATTAATTACTTCTGTGATTTGTATCCCGTAGGGTAGTCGAAACCCTATTGCCAGAATGAAAATCTGGAGTACTTGCCATTATACGAACGGGACATATTTATTTTTCATATTTTAAGTAAAATCTTAACCACTTTCTTATGGCATTATCACTAACCCCATATTTTTTTCCTGTTGCAAGATATCCAATTTCTTCCACCGATTTAATCAATTCAGTATAAAATGGACGTTCCACTCTTCTTCCATTTACCATACGATTCAATTCACCTTTAGTTAATCCATTTTCCAATCTTTCTTTTTTTACTCTTGTTTTAGGTAATTCTATAATACCAAACTCGTATTTTTTTTCCTTCACCAAAGATAACAAAATAACCTCTAACTTTTCAATAGTTTCATCAATATTTTTTTTGATTTCATTTTCACTAATTCTTATTACACACCATCCTTGTTCGTTTAATACTTTATCTTTAATTTGATCTTTTTTCTTTCTTTCTTCTAAGAGATGTTGTGACCCATCAATTTCTACAGCAACCATTTCATTCATAAATGCGAAATCAATAAAAAAAGGAAATACTGAAAACTCTCTAACTATTGAATATTTTTTATCCCACCCAATTTCATTTATTTTGTTAAAAAAAACTTTTTCAGGATAAGAAATATTTTTTTGACGCCAAGAAGTTTTTTCAGGGTGTTTTTTCATAAACTCTAATCTTTTCTCCCTGAGTATTTTTTTGGACTCCTCGGTATGCACATATGGAAACCTTTTTTTTCCTATTTTACTACTTTCACTATTACTCCTTATCAAGTCACACAATATATCACTGATAATCCCCTTACCGACCTTGTATTTCTCACATAGGTTTCTTATACTCCACAAATCCTCACTATAAAGTTTTTTAATTTCTTCTTTATATGTAAAAACCTTTTCACAAGCACCTTCGTGAGTAACTAGACCCCCCTTATTAGAAAACTCTTTTTGACATACTTTACACTTAAACATAATATTCATTTTATATATAAATATACACAAGTGTTCGTAAGTTTAGTATCCTAACCAAAAAATTTCAATTTATTTGATTCTTGGTAATTTTTTTGTAGTCAGGACAGGATTCGAACCTGTAACAGATTTGGTACTAATTTAATAGTTTGTAAAACCTCCCCCGTTTTCACCAGTTAAACTACCTAACTAAATTCTAATTCTACGCCACCGTTAAGAGGGTCGCCATTATGGAGGCTTCTATGAATTAGTAACAGTCTCTCCCCAACCAAGTAGTTAGGACAGGATTCGAACCTATACGTTAGCTTTACATTTCGTTGACTAACCGCACCTTTAAGCGAGTGTCTACCAATTACACCACCTAACTATTGATTAGTTCCCTTACTTTCACGAGGACTTGCGTATCTTCTTCAACATTTCTGTCTTAGGACTCCACCAATCTTACTTTATTATAAACCCACTTTCCTTTCATTTAGTTCCAAGGTTTAGAACTTTTTTTTGTGGGTGCCGAGGGACTCGAACCCCCAAGTTTAGCATATAGCAAATGATTTACAGTCATTCCCCTTCACCAATTTGGATAGACACCCATAATATTTTTTGTACCCAGGGCGGGACTCGAACCCGCACGATTCTTACAAATCACAAGATTTTCTTACTACTATGGCTTTCACCACCCTTTTGGTTTGTAGTCTGGACTATACCTTCACCATATCTAAAATCCCATAATAAGAACACCATTTCCTTATTGCATTATCACTAACATTATAAAATTTTCCAACACTGACAAAAGATTTCAGTTCTTCAAATTTTTTAATAAGTTCAAACACTGGAGGTCTTTTTCCTTTTGTGCCTTGAAAATAACATTCTGTTGAACAATATATTTTTTGATTACGAGTCAGAGTATTATCACAAAGATGACAAGTTCTTTTCGGGGGTTTAGACTTAGGTGTACCGTGTCTAGTCTCTGCACCTTTCTTATTTCTAAGACTTGGCTCAAGATTACCACCAACATTACTAGCTGAGGCTTCCTTGAATTTACGGTATTCTACTTCTCTCTTTTCAGAAAGAGCACTCTTCCCTTTTCTAAAATTTTCAGTTTGTGCGTGACAATTAGAACATAAAATTTGTAAGTTTTCTATTCGATTATCTGTATTCACACCATTAATATGGTGCAATTCGAGAGGAATTTTTTTATCATTCCATAATGAATTTAAACAAATTTCACATTTTTCTTGTTTCACCCCAAGTTCAAATAACTTTTTTTTTAAACCGTAGGAACTCCTGTATTGTGAATTTTCAACCAATATATCCTCTAATGAGTAAGTTTTCATTGGTCTAAATTTCAATCCAACATTCCAACCTTGGCCTGTAAAGTGAGTAATATCAATATTAAATTCTTTTATTAATATATTCAATGTTTTGTAATTACCCCCAATAGGTCTAATTGATAGATTTCTACATGTTTCAGCTATTGAATAACTTTTTTTAACGGCTTCTATTAACTCTTCTTTATTGTATTTTGTTTTCATATATATTCCTTTATATATAAATATCAACAAAGTTAATTAAATCGAACCCTCAAACATTCTTTTTTAAAATTTTACGAGTTTTCTTTAAGTCTTGCGTGGCTACCATTACACCACCTAGGCATTAAGTTAAAGAGAAGTTTAGAATATTCCAGGATTCTTGGTTGAGTGCAATGAGTGACGCCTACTTACTATGAATCCTTTTTCAGCATTATAAACACTCTACTTCTCAACTACAGCTTCTCCACTTCTCTTTTTGATATCTCATCTTCTTTATGGTGAATATCAAGTCACCATAGTATAACTTATGTTGGATTCGTCCGCCCTAATTGACAATAAGTAAACTCCTTAGAACGTAAGTCACATCTTAATCTCGTGACATAGATATTATCTAAACCTTTTTCCTTTTCATTTAGTTCCAAACCTTGAAACTTTTTGTTGCGAGCTATAGGGGATTTGAACCCCTGATCTTCAGCGTGACAAGCTGAAATGTTAAACCCCTACACCAATAGCTCATTTATTTTTCCCTCTATTTCAAAGAACATCACAAAGGTAAAGAAAGTTCATCAAGATTTCAAATACTTTGATTTATTTTTTTCTTTTATTTTGTGTTCTATTACTATATTAAACCAACTCCATCCACACTTAGTTCCACATTAAAATAAAAAAACCCATCTTTTTTTAGGAGATGGGTTTGCGAGAACTATTTCTGATATATTCAGACACGCCCATTCCGAAGATTTAAATCTTCAGCTCTAAGAGTTTCACCTGTATATAAATAATTTTTCATTTTTGAAGTTGTTCTATTTTTTATTAAATATAATGAATAATACAAAAGTGTCAAGTTTGTTACAAAAATTTTGAAATTAATTGAGCCACTTCGTATCCAGTATAAGCTCCTAATGCGGCAGAACCAGGTAATACAACAAATTTCCCAAATATACTTTCATATTTTGCTCGATTAACAATATATGAAATTAACATATAATATAAGAAAAAATTAATTAATACCGCGACATCAATTTCCTTTGCCATAAAGACAACAATAGAATTACCAAAGAATCCCCAGCTGAAATTAATTAATGTTTCACGGGTTAACTCCCATACTGATGTATCGGCATCCGCTACTTTAATTTGTTTTGTTAAAAAATTCTTTTTCATTCAAATAAATCATTAAATCCGGTGTTATCCAAAAAATCGTTATCCTCATTTATTTCTCTTATCTCATATTCAAAATAACTGATGTTACATATGACATCTTTATTTTCACTGAAAATCTCGTGAATCATATCAAAAGATTCCGGATCAAGTTGAACCTTATCTTTTTTGAATAAACTGAAGATTTCCTTTGATGTTCTGTATAGATTTGGATATTGGTAGTTGGTTAATTTGCCATCCATTTCCATATGTTCAAATTTCTCATAGAATTTGTCTTTAACATAAAGAATGTTCTTGTTTGACCAATCATTCAATACTTGAAGAATAAAGGTTTTAAGACCTTTCATACAAGCCTCACGATAATCATCATATTGTTGTTGGGTTGATAAATCACCATATTCAACATCCTCAACTTCTTTCTCGTGTTCGGCAATAACATCTAATGCCTGGAGTTGGAGTTGTTCCCAAGTGGTGTCAAATGGTTTGTAATAATTTATGATAATCATTGTTTGCATTTTTTTATGTGAATAAAATTCTTTGTCTTATTTGATACTATAACATTGAGGGATTCCATTTAGTTCCATCCCAATACTCAAAGTTTGGTAATTTTTTTTTATAAGAGAATTGTTCATAGTACTCAGAAATATAAATATAGTCTAAGTTTTCTTTAAAATATTTCTCAATTAAATAGTAGTAAGATAATGTACCATAAGAATGGTTTTTATTTGATTCATCCCAAATCATAAATGTATAATAAGGAATATTATCAACTAAATTAACAATACCACAAAAACAATCGTCAAAAAAAAATTTATAGTGAGGCAGTTCTAAATATTCGTCTAAATACTCTACCTCAAACTTACCAAATTTAAGTGCTCTTTTGACTATAGAATTTAAATCACCTTGATCCGATATCTTAATTTTTGATAGTTCTCTTTTTCTTCTATTAGAAATATCGTTTAATTTCAATCTACTAGATTTTGTTTGATACCATTTTTCCCTAAAAGGTAACCACCCATTCTCAAACATATCCTTAGATGTTTCTTTATCAGTGATTGCATATACTTCAAGAAGAGATTCACCAGTTTGAGTAAATAAACCATTATTATGGTTATATATTATTTTCATTTGTGTTTATAAAATCAAATGCTAAATTATCACTATCAGGTGTAATCCATTTAGGGTTTGTCTCTGATGACCATTCGTAAGAATTATATTTCCTTTCAATTAACATTTCTTTTGATGAATAGAAAGTACTATCAAAAACGATTAATCTATTATTAGGTTGTATTGCGAAATTTCCATTATCCATCATAATAAAATGACCGCACTTATGTTGAGATGGATGTTCAGAAAATCCAGTAGGGGGTATAGTTCTATCTTCGTGAGCCCAATCTAATGTAAATAATATTTTACCTCTATATTTTTCTTTTCTCCTACTAACAAATTCAACTGGTGAACTACGTAACATTGGAAATTGTGTTAACGACACATAATACGAATAACTATCCCATAAAACTAGTTCATCTAGTTCTTGTTGAACGGCGTCCTCCTTCCAACAAAAAGCATGAATGGGCATCCTCCACCATATTCCACCATCACTCATCATAAAATGAAATAATGGTGTTTTACCTGGAATTGAAGTCATTCCAAAAATGTAACACTCAAACTTTTTGTCAAAAGAGTCTAATTGATTTCTCAGAAAATTACCTCTAACGTAACATTCTATTGGTGGGGTTGGGATGTTTAAATAAGCCATTATTTTTGATATTTTTGTATTAAATAATCGACAAAATCTTCCATATTGTCAAGGTGGTAAGTGGTTTCTTCATCCCATATTGTTTTCTCAACATTATCATATAACCACCAACCAACTAAATCCTGGATATATCCGTACTCTTTGTCTTTTTCTTTTCTGAGGATGGCCGAAATGCTGTTTTCCAATCCACTAACCCCTGTTTCAAGTTCAAATAAATCAACTCCCAAACTATGGAGCTTAGATATCTTCTCATTTATTTGGTTAATTAGGTTTAGGGTGTCAATAATATATTGTTTTACCATTGTTTCTCTTATTAAATATTTTGAATGTTAAAAATAGCATAGATGGAGGGACTCGAACCCCCAACCAGTTGGTTTGGAATCAACGGCTCTACCAATTGAGCTGCATCTACGTTTGAGTTGAGGTCGGAGTAGGGATCGAACCCACCTAACAGAGGTTGCGACTCTGCACCTAAGCCACTCGGACATCCGACCTAATTATTTATTTTTTTAATCCCCCAACATCACCCCACTCGTCAGCGGGGGATAGGTTGAGTTAAGTCCTCTAACTTATACCTTGGGCTATTCGTTTATGGACAACAAGACCACAGCTAGTGAGCTATTCTTATGGTAAGCTTCGTGGTACATTTATTTTATACCGGTTTGTATTTCCTTTTTATCAGAATGTTTATCACCTGTTTTCCAATTTACAGAACCATTACAAGTTGTGAAATATTTGTAACCACGATCCCAAAATCTATAAACCTTACAACCATCAACTTCAAATAGAAGTTCAATATTGAAATCGTTGTTGTTTGTTTTAACAATCTCGGTAGGTTCTCCAAAACAACTGGTTAAAACTAAACTGAGTGTCAAACCGATGAGGACTTTTTTCATTTTTTATTTGTTTTTATTGAGTTATTGTATTCGTTTTAAAGAGTTACATCTACATAACACATTAAAGTAATGAATAGTTTCCATTTTGTAATTATTTTTTTCATCTAAAAAAACAACTACCTCCATGTCAACTATGGATCTAATCTCAATGTACTGATTGTTGGGATTATCTTCACTATAATCAATATATAATTTATCACCAACCTGGTACTCACCAATTTTTACATTCGTCATATAATTTTATTTTTTCTTTCTGACCGTGATTGTGTTGGTCAAAATGGTCTGTATTAAAGTTGCAGACTAATGCTTCAACAACTGTCCGTCTATTTTCAATACTACCGCCATTATGATAAAAATGGTCTTTTGTGACTACATTAAATTTACTCCAAAATTTTTCAATCATTTCATTTTGTCGCCAGTCGTTATGATGCCAAGTTGAAAGAATAAATTTTGCTTTTGTTTCACTTAATAAATTGAATAGAAGTTCTTCGTCTTGTTCTGTCCAACCGTTAAAATAGTCAACGTGTCTGCCGTAATATGGTGGGTCGCAATAAATAATGTCGTTTTCAGTAGCTAAAGGTATTATGTCAGCAAATGATTTGTTGTGAAAAGTCCAGTCAGGCTCAGTTTGAATGATTTGAGAAACCGTTGCAACTTGATTTGTGATTTTTGTCACGTATGCTTGAGCAAAACGTTCTGGTTTTTTACAGAATGGAATATTCCAATGACCTTTGTTGTTAAATCTCATCATTCCATTAAATCCTGCTCTTGAAAGGAAAATAAAATCGTAAGGTGAAAATTCTCCAGCATTGAAACGAGAACGAACTTTTAAATAATGCTCATAACCATTATTGTCGGCTTCACTTAAAATCGCTCCTTCTTGTTCAAGATAGTGTTTCATCAAAGGTGCAGTAATTTCTTTTGCCTGAATACCTTTATAAAAATTGATAATATGAGGATTTGTATCGTTTAAAATCGCTTTTTTGTAACCCGAATTAAACGCAACTACACCAGTTCCAAGAAATGGTTCTATCCATTTACCTTGAACCTTTGGTGCAAGTTCCATAATCCAAGGAACTAGCTTGGTTTTTATGCCCTGACTTTTTATTGGTGGAACAATTACTTTCATTCGGCATCCTTTTTTAAAGTTGAACACTTTACTATCTTATCCCATAAGTCTGTCCTACCTTTAAATTCTAAAAAGTCTTTAAGAGTGGTAATTTTTGTTGGCTTACCATCTTTTACCATTGTTGCAGAACCGTGATTTATCCAATATTCATCAAACCATTCTTCACCTAGTTGGCTAAAAATTCCATTTTCACTTCTTAAATCGTCAATGCTAAGTGTAGCACCGATATTTGCAGTATTTCCCAAACCTTGTTTGTCACTCGCAATTTTCCATTTCTCTGCGACAAAAAAGTCAAAATCTTTAATCACTGATGTAATTGATTTTAAATTTTTAACGGTTGCTACTTCTCTTTCTCCTACTTTTTGGTTAGGCGTTTCGTATTCTTCTTGAAGTTCTTGAACTTGATAAATTTCTGTTTCAGAAGCATCATCAGCCAAGTCTGTTCTTGTGTAAATTACACCCAAACAAAAATGTGCTAAATATTGATTGTAGGGAAACTGAATATTTTTCTTTTTGTCCCTTTCTTTGAAATAACTTCCGTGACTTCCCAAAGTAAAACTAGAAACTCCGCTTTTCTTCCTGTAAGTTGTTTTTAAGTCAACAGCAAATTTTACGTCTTGATTTTTCTTAGCCATACTAACTTCACCTTCAAATCTTTTAATGTTCCTATGATCTGGAACAACTCGTTTCATATTTTCAATTTTCTTTTCAGTATGGCTAATAAAACCTTCAAGCCAAATTTTAAGTTCTTCCATTCTATTTAAGTTTTATGTTAAAAAATAATACATACTTATAACAACAAATATAAAACATTTATTTCAGTGTTCCAAATTTGTTATTGGTTTATATTTTAAATTCTGTTTTTCAATTTAAGTTTTCGTTAATAAACGTTTTATATTTGCATCCGTTATGTGTAAGTGTTCCGTTCATCGTTCTAATTAACATTTCGGTTGAAAATTTTAAAAGAAAAATCCCACCCATTTTTAATCAAAAGTTTATCTTTAAGTTTATCAGTTATGATTCGTTCAGGCTTATCATGTTGTTTACCATCTATTTCGATAGCAATTTTTCTATCGTGTATTGCAAAGTCAACATAATATCTTTCTAATGGCATTTCATATTCGTATTGAATATTTAAAGAATCTAAAACTCTCATAGCCACCTTTTCGGGGTAAGATGGTTCTAACTTTTTCCTAGTTTTCCAACCAAAAGTTTTATCATCATTTTTATGTCTTTCATAAGCATTATTTGAATTAATGATAGACATCTTTCTTTTATAATCTTCGTTTTCCCATTTAAGTGAAGAACTACAACTAAATGAACACGTCTTTTGATTTCGTTTAGTCCAATTAACTTCAAATTGATTTTTACAATTTTCACAAATTAATTTTATTTTTCCATGTCCCCTGCCAGCAAGTGATTTCGAAACCTTTCGATTAATCTCATTTCTTTTATTTTTAGTACTGAAACTTCTAGCACACTTTGAACAACAAAATCTACCAGAACCATATGTACCATCGTGTTCTAAACTACAATTTTCACAACTTTTCATTTTATGTAATATTTTATTATATATAAATATATCACATTCGAACAATTGACTTTTAATCTATGTCGGCAAGATAGGAATCGAACCTATATGTAACCAATTAACCTTTCTACGTGGTATCAGCACGAGGGTATACTTGCCGTATTATTGTATGGGTGACAGAACTTTATTTATTTACATAAACAAGGTGGTAATCACTTATACTCACATTGTTTTCGTTAATCCAATTATTGAATTTTAAATTAACCTCTTTTTTTGTTTTCACTTTCCATTCTTCCACTATCTTTTCAGTTTTTATAACTTTAGTTTCACCATATAAAGTAAAAAACAATTTTTCATTATATGTTTCTGGTGTAACTTCAACACCATCTTTGAAATATTTAATAACTTCTTTAGTGTAAATTAATTGTGTGCTGTACATAGTGTTATTTTTTTATGATTCAAACTTCAATTATATAAACCACACCAAAGAATAAAAAGTTTCAAGTGTTGAATATTTTTTTGTGGTTCTACCAGGACTCGAACCTGGAACCCCTCCGTTATGAGCGGAAAGCTCTAACCAATTGAGCTATAAAACCTATTGTGTTGGGGATGTGCGATTTGAACGCCTCCTCTTCGTCCCAAACGAAGTATGCTAACCGAGTTACACCACATCCCCTAATTTAGTAATTACATAATCAATATCGCCAAAAATAATATTAATTTCTTTTGATACAATTTCCATTTTCACCCTATCCTTATCCATACAATATGGATTTTTTGGATCTAGATACAAGTTGAAATCTGGTAGATAAAAGTCAGGATAATAAAGTTTGTTTTTACCATCTAAAACCCATTTAATTGGTTCTGGTCTTATCCATTTAATCTTATACTCATCCAACCATTCTGCTAATTTTAATTCCCAACTTGATTCCAAAATAATACCATTGTAGTTTATTGTTTTTCTACTACCATTCAAGTATTTTCTGTTTGTTTTACTTTTTATTTGACACTCATCTGAACAAGTTTTTCTAAATCTATTTTCGTAAGTAATTTCTGTGTTACATATAACACAATTTTTTCCTGTCTTTTTGTTTAAGAATCTTTCATAACCCTCATCGTGTCTTTGTTTGACCACTCGTTGAAGGGATTTAATGGACTTCTCTTTATGTTCAGGACTTAAAGTTCTCCCCTCAAGTTTCTTTGAAATTTTAATCTTAGTTTCTTCCTTATGTCCACCTCTATTTTTATTGTTAAAACTTGCGGCACAAGAACTACAACAAAACTTGTTATGTCTTTGAGGATAAGTCAAATCATTCCCACAATTCGTACATTTATTAGGGGTTTTATTATACTCTTCTTTTACCTTATCAGATTTCAACTTAGCAGCTTCAGTTGCTAATTTTTGACCTCTTAAAACATTTTGGTAGTGTCCTTTGTATAGTTCTTTCATATATCTATTTTATATATAAATATATTGATAGTACGGAAAAACCTACTCGAACCTACATATATTTAAACAAAAAACGTATAAATAAAACCCAACATAACAACCAAAAAGAAAACGATTGAAATCAATAATAAATCAGAACTTCTTTTGGTTACCCAGATTATCAATAATACCAAGGCAATGATAAGGAAAAAAATTGAATAAAACATCAACATAACATTAGATTTTATTTATTAAGAATTATTTTAATACCATCAAAAATTTCTTCACCATATGAATCGTGTGGGTCACCACCACTTCAGTCGTTCGCCTTGACCAACTTGGCAACATCACCATAAAAATTTAGAGTAAGTATCCACCACGTTTAAGGCTGGCTGTGGACAGTGCTACCTACGACCTTTCCTTACTCTTTTATTAAAACCAATATCACATCCTATTAGTTCCAAGATTTGATATTTTTTTTTGTTCCCCCTGATGGAATTGAACCACCATTTTCAGAATCAAAATCTGATGTAATCAACCTTTATACCAAGGGGGATTATATTTTTACCAACGATGTCAATGAACAAAAAAAACCCTGAACTTTTTCGGTTCAGGGTTTTTATTATGAAAAATAATAAAATGTAAAATTAACTTACTATACCCAAACCATAGATATTACCAATCCAGCAATTGCTAAATTGCGGTTGAATTGATATTACATTATGTTTATTTGAGCGTTTCATTATTTGTATTTGTTTATAAGTATTTGTAATTTATTAAAAAGTTTGGTTCAGAATGATTTTTTTTACAATTTGGATTTGTTTTAGTTTGCTGAACTCATTCTTTATAACCAGTAAAATGTCAGGATAGGTTTTTCAAAATTCCTATAATTTGATTTTTAATTTGCTGGAACTATCCCTTGTACAATATATAACGTAAAATTAGATAAAAAGTTTCATTAAGTCAAGAAAAAAATAGGAAAAATTGGTTTCAGAATGGGTTTTGGTTAAAAATTTATCTCCTTGGTGGGAGAAGTGAGTTTAACCATCTCGATTCTAGTTATTGATTGTAGTTAGATTTGCAGGAATCATTCCTTATAAACCAATTTTTCCATATTGTTAGATTACTAACATCTTGTATCTATCTGAGTCAATCGTGATATTCATAATTGATTCTGGTGAATCAATATTTCCTACCAAAACTGATTTCATTATTGCAGGACTCAAACCAGAAATCAATGATGTTCCCTTTTCATCGAAACGAACTGGGAAGTTCTTATTTCTTGATTGAATATTCCAATAAACGATACTAGGTAAAGTGTATCCGTGTTGTTCGTACTCCCTACGAATCATCTGCATTGCAGTTAAAGGTAGGTTTGTTGCTTGATTAAATTCCATATCAGACAAGATAAGGATTTTCGTTGGCATTTCATTCTCAGAGACATTATGTTTCACTGCCTGACCAAGGATTACTCTAAACACTTTCTCAAGGTTTGTACTCATACCCCAATCAGAACGACTAAGTTGTGTATATCTTTGATACAAATCACCACTTAGTTTTTGTAGTTCAGGTTTTTCAGAGAAAGTAATAAAACTATCTTTGAATACACCCTCATTTCTCTCAGAAATATACAATCCCAATGATATTGCAACATCCATACAAGTAACATTGGCGTTTCCACCAACACTGCTAATCATAGATCCTGAAACATCCACAACAGGTAGTATTCTTTCGGTACATCCTTCCATAAAATTTGGAAGAGCTTTCCATTGTTCAATAGCTAATTCTCTATTACCTAAGTTCAAGGTTTTGACAACATCATAAGGATAAACTGCACTTGCATTTACCTTAGTCTCACCATTTTTAAGGGCGAGAATATATTGACCAAACCCAAGACTATCGTGTTTTGGAAACGCTTTTGAATATCTTCCCATAGATAAAGATGGTAGTTTAGAGTATTCAATATTTGACCACTCATTTGCACACATCTTTTGTTCTACGGTGTTGGAAAGTTCAACCAACATTTTACGTAAAGATTTTGGTGTCAGACCCATAGCCTTTCTGATGGAGTTAAATATAACCCCTTTTCTTGGCATCCACTTTGCACACAATCCATTACGGGATTCTAATCCCTGGATTATTGTCGCCATCGCATCGTTATTCACTTTGGTGTTGAATAGGACAGTTAAATCGTCCCAACGACCGAATTCTGGGATGAACTTAATGTTCTTTGCCAATACTTCTGAATCCGTTTCTGCTAAGAATTGGATTATATCACGGAATATTTGTCTTTCACCAGCACCTCCACGAACATCTCTTGACCAAAATAGAATACGCATCGCAGTCAATGGATTTTCATTAAATGCCTTTGAGAAATTACTCAACAATCTTTGTTTGTCTTGTCCTCTCATTGCTCCAATGGTGAAGAATAAATTCACACACTCATTAAGAGTTGATGAATTTGTAACCATACCATTTTCAGTAAATGTGTCTTCTGTTTGTAATGCGTCTAAGAAGTTCATAATCTTTTTATTTAATTTGTTTTGAAAGTATAGAATATTAGATTGAGGTTGTCAAGGGTTATTTTAAATCTTGTATTTGAATTAATATATTTGTTACTTCTTCTGGTGTTAGATTACCTACAACATCACTAGTAATTGGTGTACCATAAGTAAGTTTTCCATCTTTGTCAAGTACGTCTAATTCATATAACCCTTTTTGTCCACCATATGAACTTTCATTACACACTACTGAAGCTCCATACCCATTGTCAAACATAATTCTACTTACAACACCTCCAATATATGGATGGGGTCTGAATTCAATATCCTCAAATACCTTAAAGTTTAAGTCCAACATCTCACACAGGTCTTTAACTGAGATTGAAGACATCTTGTTCAATTTGATAATACCGTGTTTTTCATAATGATCACGGAGTTTTTCATTTATAGATTTTTTACTCATAGATGTTTAGTCTTCTTTTACAATTTTTACAAAAATTACCACTATCATACACATCATTATCTATCGCCATAACACAAGATAAATCACCACAATGACCTAAACCTAATGTATGACCCAATTCGTGAATGATAGTTTCTTGGAGGAAAGATTTTTCACCTCTAACTATAGCAGTCCCACCATTCACTGCGGCATAACCTCTTAAATAATCACCTCTAGCCCATAATTCTTTATCAACAATATATAGAACATTTTGTTGACTAAAAAGTTTATTCAAACAAATATCGGCATTAAGGATATGATTCGCACCTTTTATGTACATATCATCACTTATCGGTTCATTATCTCCAATAATACAATTAAATCCATAAAAACCTTTGATAATCCTAACGGCATCAGTAATATCACTATAATCAACATTCCCCAAAGATTTGATAACAATTGTTTTATTTGGAAACTCAGAATGATTTATCGTTTCAACTTGAGTTTTATTATCAACAACATATTCATTATTGATATTATTATTGTCAATTTCCTTTTGATTATTAATTGTAATAGCAATTGGGTTTGTTGGTTGGTTAAATGAATTGTGGGGATGAATCACAAACATTTCAGACAATGTGAGTTTCTTTTCTTTCATATAATCCCAAACAAAATATACGATAAGAGCAACAACGGCAATTTTGATTAAGTCGTTCATAGTTGTTTATTTTTTGATGTTACAAATATAAGAACTACTATTGACTAAACAAAGTTCCAACGAATGAATTATTTTTTCTTAATACTCAATTTTGCCAAATTATGTCGTTGTAAGTTCTTATTGTCATTAACAACATTCCTTGATATTGGTTTATTTTGTTGGACTTGAGGTTTTTCAGGTTTTTGATTTGGCAATACCTTTTGTTCTGGTTTCTTTCCTAATATTTCATTGATTCTATCATAATCAATTGTTTTTGGATGAGTTAATATTGCGGAAATATCTTTTTTGGGGGTGATCTCAATGTATGGGTCAGTATTGTATATTTTATTTGTATTAACCTCATTAAAAGTACTAGTCACCAATTCTTGTAATGGACCAAAATTACTTTTACGTTTACTCATTGAGTAATATTTACCTCTTAATGGTGATGATAATCCAGTTTCTTTTCTTTGGGTTAAACTATTTGGATGTACTCTCCTATAAAATACAACATCATTTGTATAACTGAATTTCTTATTGTTTTTATAAAGTCTTCCCATAAAATCTGAATCTGCGGCGACTGGCCAAGGTTCAAATCCATTCATTGATAAAAATAAATCCTTTTTGATTGCAAAGACACCTTCACCATATGTGTTTGATCTGGTAATGTTATAATTTGGTGTATTTGTAAAATCAGAATACATTGGTTTGACAAAATCGTTTGTCCTCATTCTTCCTAATATATCTGAAATCATATTTTCTTTCATTATATCGTCTGAATCAAAGAAAAGTAATATATCTGAATTGGATATTTTGGCTAATGAGTTTCTAACAATATATGGTCCGTTGTTTTTGTCAAAATAAAAAAATCTTATGTCTTCATTGTATTTGTTTTTCTTAACATATTCTAATGTTTCCTCACATCCATCAATTCCTACCAAGATTTCACAATCAGAGTACCCTCTAATACTATTTAAACACTCAGATAACATTGTTGGGTTTTTGAATGTGGGGACGAGGATGGATATTTTTGGCCTAACTAAATACTCTAACAAAAATGAGTCATCATTCACATAAAGAATAAAGTCAGAGATTACTAAATTATCTAAAGGACCAAAATTATTATTACTTTGTTTTTTATGTTTTTTGTCGTGATAGTATTTTCGTATTGGTGAGTTCATACCAGTACTAGGGTTTGATGTTAAACTTTCACCATGTTTCCTATAATATAAACCAACACTATCCAAGGTTTCAATTCTAATCTTGTTCGCAGTAACTCTCCAAAAAAATTCACCATCCGCAGCACAATCCCAAGGCTCAAAACCATTTAATGACATAAATACCTTTTTATTGATACCAAAAGTACCAACATGATAATGATTGACCGGAGTATTGTTAATATAATTTACATAGTTATCTCTAAATGTAATATAACGATACCTTACATATTCATAATTATCTAATGTGTTTACAACATTAGAAACTAAGGTTGATGTCATAACATCATCGGAATCAAAAAACAATAATTTTTCGTAACTAGAGTTTTTAACCAAAGTATTTCTGATTATATATGTGCCTACTTTTTTAGTGAAAAATAATATTTTTACTTTATCAGATAATTGATTTTTAATTGACATTAAGAATTTCATTGTCTCAATACAATTATCAATTCCAATCAGTATTTCATATTCCGAATCGCCACAAGAATTTATGATTGATTCTAATGTTTCTTTGATATATGATGTATTTTTGTAAGCGGTAACAATAATTGAAATCATAATAAATTATTTAATTAAAACGTCATTTGGATTTAATTTGGATAGTGTGTTATTTCCATGAATAACCAACTTAACATAAGTTTCTTTAACATATATGATGTTATTACTTATAGTTTTTAATCTATCGTGAACAACATCAAAAATACCTGAATTGACTTTTTTTTGAATTAATGTTGAAAACATTGAACAAACTTTTGAGTAATCTCTACTATGTTTATATTCCTTTTTTGTGTTTAATTCATATTTTGTTGGTTGAAAGGTGATAATAAAATTATCATATAGGTTACTATTTCTTTGGTATAAATTTTGGATATACTCAATATAATTTTCTACCATGATATCATCACAATCGTGCCTAGTTTGTAAAGTTATGTTATTATCAATAACATATTTTTTGTAATCTTCTTTTGTGCTTTCAAATCTCAAAACATCAATATTTGTATTTAATTTTTCTTTAATTAATGAAAAATGATGTGGTTTGGAAATTAAGGCTAGTTTAAAATTCTTATTTGTTTGATTATTTATTGCTGGAATAAAAGTTTGTTTCATCACCTCAAAATATGAGTTGAATTTTTCTTCATCAGTAAAATAACATCTAGTTACAATTATATGGTTCATAATTTAGTTTGTTTAAAAATGATGGATCTTTTATTGTTTAAATCCACTCTATTTTTTAGTTTATTGTATCCAAGAAAAGGACTATAAGTTACAATATTTTTTTTTGTTGAATGTTCGTTACCCAACCATCTTTCCCAATAATACCTATGAGAGGTAAATTCTGGAGGTATACAATATTTTTGTACATATCCACTCCTAACCCAAAAAAAATTATACCATGCAAAACCAAACTCACTAGGCAAGATAGTTCCAACATCTAATGAGTCGTTTTTTTTGAATTCGTCTAGATATAAATTAAAGTTTTCAATAACATTTTTGAATAATATTTTACGAAGAGTGTGATTACCATTATTTTTTTCACCCGATGTCATTCCTTTAGTATGAAAATATAGAATTACTGAGTCTTCCCCTAATGATACATCGTACACTGCTTTTATTCCCGGATATTCATATAAATTATCAGAAAATAAATTTATAATTTGAACCTTTTTGAATTTTGCCCAAATTAATTGTTTAGCTCGTTTTAAGTCATCAGTATTACAACTTAAACTAATGTATACATTATCTGCTAAATCATATAATCCACAATTTTTTAATTGTGATAATTGTTCTAAAAAAATTGGTTCCCAAATACCAGGTTTAAGATAGGCAAAATAAACTATTTTTATTTTCATAAAAAATTTGACATAGTGATTGTTAAATATTTATATTGTATATAAAATAAATAGTATGGAAAAAGTATTAGTATTAAATGCTGATTTCACCCCAATAAATGTCACCACTGTATATAAAGGATTTACCTTGGTTAACAAAGGAAAGGCTGAAATCTTGAAGGCAAGCAAAACCCCCTTATGTACTGGAGTCAAAGAATTTGTTCGTCCCTTAATCATCCGTTTATTCAACTTTGTTAAGTTCAGAGTTAATAAATTGAAGATTAACAGACACAGATTATACAGAAGAGATGGCCACGAATGTACATATTGTGGCAGTAAAAAGAATTTAACAATTGACCACATCATCCCAAAATCAAAGGGTGGTCAGAATACTTGGATGAATCTAATAACTTGTTGTTCTCCTTGTAACAGATTAAAAGATGATAGAACACCAGAACAAGCAAATATGAAAATGAATATTCTTCCCTATGAACCAAATATATTCTCAGAGATAATTAATTCTTCTGTTGGTGATATGTGGGAAGATTTCAAAACGACATTCTATTAAACACAAAAGGACGTAAAAACGTCCTTTTGGTAGATGTTGGATACCTCCCTTTCTTTTAGTTGAGTTTATCCCATGTAAGTCCTACCTCACAGGTATCTTTAATGAATTATGTATTAGTTTCACTTGGAGTTTCCCTTGGTTCTTTATTAGCTAATGAGGTTGAAACCTCATCAATTTTAGAACCCAAGTCAGACAACATTGGACATATGGCGTTTTCTAACCCCTCCTCAATTGCTTTAATAAAATGAGTACTAGCCAACATTTTAGTGATTGAATTCCTTAACACACCCTCAAGTGGTCCTTCCATATTTTTACTTGATGTGTATTTTCTAATTATAGCCTCACTTATTGTTCCACCCATAAATGACACAAATTTATCACATTTCCAAATTGTCAATAAATCACCAATTTTTAAATTACCTAAACCGACAATAATTATATTACCTAACCATCCTTTAGAATCTATCCCTAATTTCTCAACAACCCATTTCATAATATACTCTTTGAAGTAGCTATAAGCCCCGCCGAAAATAGTCCCACCGAATAGACCTGCAAGGCTGTTTAACACTTCTTCTGAAATAATTTTTTCATCATATCCTTTTGAATTAAGATAAACAACCTCATTCAGAAGATCACCAAATAAATTATTTAATTCACTTTTTTTTTTAATGTATCTACCTTCAGTTAAAATATGTAGGTGTTTTTTGATTATCATTTCTTCACTTAACGACTCTTGTTTGTTTCGTTTTAATTTGTTTAAATTTTCAGATATTATATTTTTTAATAAAACATCTTCCTTTACTCGGTTTGGATTAACAATATATGTTTTAGCTTGCCTATACTGTTCTTTGTTCTTACCAAGTTTCCAAGCCGCTAAGTGAACTGGTGATGCGGCAAAAAGTGGGTCTATTATTTTGGCTTCAAATTCAGTATAAGTACGATTTTTACTAATAATACCTTTTTGCATTGCTTTTTTAAATCCCTCTAAGCCATAATTTTTAATACACTGTAATGACTTATCCTTATCTTCAGCATCTGGACTTGCGTTACTTTTATTAGTTAGTGCGTCAGTATAAGCCTCACTGTAAGTTACAATTTGATCCACACAAGATTGAATAGTATTATTCTCTTTGAATAATTTTTGATTTAGTGATGGGTCAGAACCACCTATTGTTGTATTTTTAGGACGAAGCATGAAATAGTCAGTCTTAAAATAAGAACTATAATTATAGTTACTTAATTCTCTAGGGTAGCTATTGAAATCTCTTAGATTAAATTTATCGTATTCGTTCATTTTAGTTGCATCCCCTTCACTAAAATCAACAAAATTAAACGGCGGTTTTTTTAAGTAATTTATAATATTGGTTTGATCCTCAGACAGATTTCTAGCCGCTTGCGTCAAACCCTTAAATTTCCATAATGTAAGTTTTTGCCCCGTTAATAATTGTGGATATGTAGTAGCAGGAACGAGTTTTTGGGCATCAGGGTCTGTACCAATATCAACTAAGGTATAATTAGACAAATTAAGTTTCTTATCATTAATATCTTTCCAGGTTACAAAATTATTATCGTTATGAATTAAAGTCTCGTACGCTGTTTTCCTTGTACCGGATAAGTTCAAAGGGTCATAGAAAGTATTAACAGTTCCTTGACAAGTTAATTTATTTTTTGTTAACGTAACCTTTTTTGTTTCATTATTAACAACATATAATGTATAATAAACGGAGTTACCGACTTGTTCACCAAAACCTGCGGATACAAGATAAAGGGTTGAAAGTCCATCTCTGGATGGTCTAGTTAAAGCTTTTTTTCCATCGTAGTCAACGGTACTAGCTGGGAAATCACGGAAACAATTATTATCATACGCCGCAGCCAATAACGGATCCCCAAACCCCAAAGTCTCATTAGATTCTTTTAATATTTTCATAATTAATTATTTATCTATTTTTTTATTTTACATATTATCAATGACTGATGTATCACCACCAGAAGTAATTGAAGTTGTTGTTGTTGTTGTTGATTTTCCACATTTAGCCTTAACCTGATCATAAATATCTTTAGTTATTGTTTTAACTGGACTAGTACCTAAGAACTCACCAGTCTTACGAGCTGTTTCAGGGCCTAAACAACCATCTACTGAAGCACCAACACAACCTTGAATTTCTTCAATTTCAGAACTTCTACAATAATATCCTTGAGGGAATCCACTACATGGTTTACATCCACTAACTGGTGGTACTGGAGGTACTGGTTTAGGTGTAACATTAATAGTCAAACTACAATCAATAAAATAAACATTACCATCTTGGTTTATTATTATTTTATCACCTTGTACCAACCAATTTCCTTTCCCTTTTGATGAAACAAAACTACGATCTTTATTGAATACTGAGTCAGGAAATGGGACATGTTCTCCATTTGAATCAACTGTATTTGGATTTGCCATTGGTAACATATTAGGATTACCTTTTTCTGAAAGAGTTTTTAAATCGTCTTCTGTTAATCCTTTAGAACCTTTAGCATAAATAACCTTTAAACAATCGGGAACCCATTCAATTTCAGGATCTTTATGTCCATCTGAAAACCACCATTGTAATAGTGCTAATCCTCCCGCACCAGCTGCAGCAATTGAGGCATATCTAAAGGTTTTGTTGGCCCATAATCTCTGTACCCAAGGTTTTGGTGGTGGAGGTGGTGGTGGAGGTGTTGGAACAGGGCCAGGGCCAGGACGAGGACTTCCACCTTGTTTTGACTTAATACGAACCGCAATATCATCCGCTACATCATCAGCGTAACCTTTACCCTTTAATATCTTAGCAATAGCTTTTTCTGATAACTCATCAGCAAATTGTGCGGTTTTTATACTTAAAGTAGCCGCTTTATCAACTAGAGCGGTTCTGATTGGACTACCGGAAGGAAACGAACCTGATTTTAGTAAACCTTTGGCTAAATTACTCAAACCATTTGCCGTTATAGTTCCAGCTTTAAGAGCGTTTAAAATCTCATCAGTTGAGCTCGCAACACCCCCACCTTTGAGTGTGATTCCGCCTACCTTACTAGTTACTTTATCTAACAAATTTTTTGCAGCTTGATATTCAGCGTTTCTTGCACCTTTAATAAAATCTGCATAGTTTTTTCCACTATTTGAAAATGCGACATCATCAGCTTTATTTAAACCGACGTTGAAAATCTTCAAAAATTGTTTTTTTGTTTGTTCCCCTAATTCAGCAAATTCATTTATCTCTAACTTTGATTCATTTTCCGTTAAAGTTAAATTAGAATTGTAATTACTTAAAAGTTTAAATCTCGCAATTTCTTCTGATATTAATTTTTTTTCCATAATATTTTTTATATTTTATAATTCACCAGTTAATTCAACATTATCTAAGCTACCCCCCATCTCTTTTGCCATTTCAGCCATCGCTTTATCAACCTCAACTTTAGCGTTAGCTTTTTGTTCGGCTGTAAATTCATTTGCTTGTTCTTTTTCACGACAAGTTATAGGATTATCAACCCCCATAGCAGCACAAAATAAAGCGTGTTTTACTGCAGCTGACAATGTTGTTTTTCCCGCTTGACCTAAAGTTCCTCCTTTTTGTGTTAATTCTTTAGCCCATATTTGTTTTAATTTTTGTTTTAAATTTTTAACTATTGATGTTGTTGTCTGAGTACCTCCCTTAGCTCCAGCTGCTAAATCATCAACGAATTGTTTAACCTTAGCGGTAGTTTTACCTCCCCAATCAGCCAACCATTTGATACCTAATGTATTACCAAAAAATGATGCAGCTTGAGCTATTAAACCTATTACTGTATTAATACCACCTCTTATGGCGTTTACCATTCCAGCAAATACGCCTCCTTGTTTCGCAGCAATCTTACCAATATCTAAAAACGACCGTGCCCCAGCAAAAACTGTTCTAGCTGATTTTGCTATCAGTTGCATACTAGGAATCATTGCTATTATATCCATAAAAATATCAAGATAACTCCATTGGTATTTTCCACTTTCGTATTTTCCACTTAACATTTTGTATATATCCCAAATCAATAGAGCTCCATATAAAACAGCATTTGCAATTTGACCAACAACTGGTATCAAAGTAGAAAACCCAGCCATAATTCCTACTCCAACTGCACTAAATAGCATAGAACGAATACCTTCCATAATGCACTCAACACCTGAAGTAACACAATTCCAAGCGGATGCTATGCCATTACTAATATAATTCCAAGCCGATTTTGCCTTTTCTCCAACATAATTTAATAAACCTTTTTCACCAATTTGTTTACCTTGGTCTACAACCCATTTCCCAGCACTTACTGCAGCATCTTTAACATTTCTTGCTGCTTGAGCTACAACAAAATCCTTTGAAAATGGATTATACCATTGTTCAACAATTGTTTTTATATGGTTTATTGAATTATTTACTCTTTCTAAGATAATTGATTTATCTGTAGATTCATTAATTAATAATAGTTTGTTACCATATTTTTTTTCCCACTCACTTATTATACTCAAATTATTACTAGGTTTGAATATTTCTACCATTTTATATAAAACTTTCCTAGGATAATTTGAATACTCAACCAAGTCCATTTTTTTATTTTGATATTTGCATAATAAATTTTCTTTTAAAATATTAAAAGCTATATCTATGTTATCCATAGTATATGGTATTATTTTTTTGAACCTAGGATTATTTTCTTCGTTGGAAACTTTAACAACTCCTTTAGGTGTAAAAATATAATTAAAATTTTCAGAAATTGCAAAACCTTTAGTTATCATTTTTTTTATTTAAATATAAATATATCATACTACAATAAAGTATTAGCTTTACCTCTAGTAACTTTAACAATATCTCTCCATTTTGTTAATCCGATTTGATTTGCAGGTCCTCTAGTCGCACCAGACTCCCATTTTGTCACTGTTGGATAAGCTGGTTTATCTCCACTACCACTAGCCGCAGCTTCCTGTTCATCCAATTCACCATCATCAGTTTCTTTACTATCGGTATGGACATTGGTGGTATATTTTCTCATCGTATTAATAATTTTGTCAATTTCGTGTACTCCCATTAGAATAATTCTGGTTTTGGTAATTTATCCATAAATAATACATAGTATTCATTCAAAAATGATTGAATTTCATTCTCATCAACAAATAAGTCATCGTCAATGTCATCATATTCATCGGAAGAACTAAATTCGTCTATTTCTGTGTGAAACGTATATCCGAAATCGTCAATTTCAATAAACGGTATTTTTCCTTCTCGACATTCTTCGTCACTATCAGAGTTTGTTCTAAACGAAACCTCCAAAACTTCCTCCAATTTGTTAATATGAAATGTAATAATCTCAATAATTTCCATTTTAGTATCTTTTAAATCGTTTAAACATATCCAAAGTTTTATTTACTTGTTCTTGAAGTGGTTCAATCATATCTTCATCAACATCATTTAAATATGTCTCATAATCTTCAGAATATTCTTCATCATCAATATCCTTTAAATATGTCTCATCTTCTTCAGAATATTCTTCTTCATCAATATCCTTTAAATATGTCTCATCTTCTTCAGATGAATCACCCATTGTACCATATTCCAAATCATTGGGACCGTCACCAATCATATCCAATCCATCAAAATCTTCGTCTGTTGGTGTCATATAAATGTCTTCCTCGTCAGAAAACAATCCGATATCCATACCATCATGTCTCATTTCATTTATTCTCATATTAGAATATGGCTTAACAACACCCTTATTATTAACAACCAAGCCAACCTTGTCATTAGCGAAATCTTGTACATATAATGGTTGTTGATTTATCTGTTGACCATATGTTGTTACATAACCATCATACACTTGTCTATGTTGGTCAAGAATATCATTCTTTTCTGCTTGATTCATTTTGAAAAAATATGCGTTCATAATCTTTTTATTCATAAATATAATGTATTTATTAAAATATTTATCATTATGAAAATTATAATAACAGAAAGTCAAAGACGAATACTACTTAGAGAAAGTACTGGAGAACAACTAGGTGGTATCATTAAACAAAATGCCGAAAGGGTTAAAAAAATAATTGAGGAGGCCAAATCACAAATAGGACTTAACCTTCAATTCTTGTTAACTTGGGGGGCTGGTATTGGTGGCTTTATGGGTCCAATTGAAGATTTTGTTAGAGGAAAATACCCAAGTCTTTCTGAGTTACAACTTAACCTTATTTTGATTGGTGTTATTGCAACCTATTTTGTTGAGAATAAAAAATTCTTAACAAAAATCTATAACAAAATTAAAGATGAAGGAATTGTCAAACAATTTGAAAATATATTAAAAAAGAGTGATTTATTAAGGAATACTTTCCTTGATTTTGTTGATGGTCTGGGTGTGACCTTTCATAAAATTACAAATATGATGAGTTATACTTTCATCATACCATTAATCCCCCTAATATATCAAATGGTTACAGATGGATTGGTAACTAGCCTTGATTTGAAAGAATTTGCTATCAGAATCATTGGATTCACTGGATTAACATTATCTGGCATTATCTTCAAAGAACTATTATCCAAAATGGTGAGGCGATTCAAGGGATAGAACTTGAACTATCCATTTTTAATGATTATCCTTTTTAAAAAATAAGGTTAATATGCAAAAGTTCGATTTTAAAGACATTACATTAGTTCCAGAAGCCCTCTCCTCAATTTCATCAAGAAATGAGATTGATATTAAAAATTCAAACAACAAATTACCAATAATAGTCAGTCCAATGGACACTGTTATTGATTATAACAACTATTCCATATTCTCAGATATGAAAATGGAAGTATGTTTACCAAGAAACGAAAGATTAGATGAATACGATGGGTTTACATCAATATCATTAACAGAATTTGAATTAATGATTGACAAACACAAACGTTTTGAAGTAGAACCCATTGAAACCAAAATATTGGTTGATATCGCCAATGGTCATATGACAAAATTATATGATTTATGCAAATATTTTGTTAATGAAATCAAAACAAATCATAAATTGATGATTGGGAATATTGCCAATCCCACAACCTATGAAAAGTTTGCAGAATTGGGGGTTGATTATGTCCGAGTTGGTATTGGTGGAGGATCTGGTTGTCTTACATCAGCAAATACCGGAATACATTACCCAATGGCTTCCCTAATTTCAGAATGTTATCAAATCAAAAAGAATAGAAACTACCATACGAAGATTATTGCCGATGGTGGATTCAGAAATTATGATGACATAATCAAAGCATTGGCTCTAGGTGCTGATTATGTGATGTTGGGTGGTGTTTTAAATAAATCCCTTGAATCTTGTTCCCCAGTTTATTTTGGAAAACTAATTCCATTGAATAAATCAACATCAAAATATATGTGGGATAACCTTAAATTTTTGAGGAGATTTATGTTTAAGAAATTCAGAGGTATGAGCACCAAAGAAGTTCAGAAAAAGTGGGGGAAACAGAAATTAACAACATCAGAGGGTATTGTTAAGTATAACAAAGTTGAATATACAATGGAAAAATGGATTGAAAACTTTGAAGACTACTTAAAGTCAGCAATGTCTTATACTAACTCAAGAACTTTGGAAGAATTCAAAGAAACTGAATATGTTTTTATTACCCAAAATGCTTTAAACAGATATTACAAATAATTACATTTCAGTTATCAATACCTTCAATTCCCCATCACCTTTAATTACTCTATGATAAACCCCTACTGGTATATAATATTTTTCTCCAACGGTCAACCTCTTAGGTAGTTCATCATCCATTTGTAAATACCAATTATCACCTTCCAATACTTCAACAAGTCTATTCTCTCTGTCACGATGCCATTTCAGTTCTTCTGAATCAACGTTTGGGGAGAATACTCTTAGTTTTTTATTATCAATTATTTGTTGTTGATATGGCAGGTTTTCCATTACCAAGATTTTGAACTTTTAAGACCTAATTTCTTAGCGTGCCTCCCCACATTGCAACTCCAGTACCCAGCCATAGTTCTATCTTTCTTTTGAGCACAATTATGTCTTGCTCTGAATGATTTTGCTGCTTTAGGGTTTCTATTTCTTACTTTAAGATTTGGATCACCAAATGTAACTTTCTTGATTGTGCCTTTTGGTGTTTTAACATATACCGCAAATTTCTTTGGACCCCCAGGTGTTCTGAATGGAGAATTTAGGTTAACATTTTTTCCTCTATGTTTAGCTTCAGACAATAACTCCTCAACTTCTTCTTCATACATTGGGGCATCCAGCCAAACTTCATCACCATTTTCCAATAATACTTTCTTACCCAAGTCAGATTCAACTAACCAAGTGTCATCACCATTCAAAGTGATTTTATTTTCGTAATATAAATTTCTAACTTCATTGATTAATTTGAAATATTTGTCAGAATAAATTCTAAATACATTTTCAGATAATGGGATTTTATTACTTAAATGGTATTGTAATTCTTCAGAAATCATACTTGGTTGAGTTAATCTCATCGAATTGTCTACACTTTCTCTCAAAACTTTTTTAATTAGGTTATCTAGATTTTTGTTCATAAATTTTGATTTACCCATAAATATCACTACTATTATTATGAAATTTAATAACTTGAACAATATGACTAATATATTTTTATTTCTTTACTCCTTTACTTACATAATAATACGATTATATGTATTTGCTAAGGTTTTTTACCTTTTATGTATGACTTATTACTATCCAGAATCCCACGATATTAATTCATTAACTTGGTGGATATATTTTTTAATTTTTGATATTTGGTTAATATCTATGTTACCAAATAAAAAAGAAATTAAAAACAATAACGACATAACTCTACAATAAAATTTTCTATTTTTTGGTATATTTATAAAGAAAAAATTTATGAGAAAATATATCGTTAAAGAATCTGACATTAGAAGAGTATTAAGACAGACAATTAAAGAAGAAATGGGAATGGAACAAAAGGAACAAAAACAAGCTCCTCGTTGTGTTCCTGAAAATGTAATACCATTAGATGAAATTGTTGGTACTGCTGATGAATATGTTGATTATGCAAAAGGTGTAAGTAAAAGAAAATTAGGTGTGAATTCAATGGTTGATACCTTGGGGATTCTTAATAATATAAGACTATTCAATGATGTTAAAGATGGTGGTTCACATTTGGCTTACAATATGATGCACCATTTAAATAAGTTCAGAAATAAGAACTATTATGATGAAACATCCAATCAATGTAACAAAGCAATGGACAAAATAATTGAATTATACAAAGAAAATGAACACGGAACTGAACTTGTTAAGGACATTGAAAGAGTTTTAAATCTTCAAACAAAAGACGATGAATACACACCCTCACCAAGAGCTAAAGAATATCTAAAAAGATGTTTAGCTTTGGCTAAAGGGGAATAATCTAACCTCTTAGGAGGACTTTTAGGACCGTTACTAGTTATGGTAACAAAAAAAGAGGACATCGCTACGTCCTCTTTTTCTTTTATCGGTATTTATAAATAAAAACTATGAAAACTAAACTATTTTTTGGATGGGAAAATACAAAATGGTTGTTTAGAGAACTTGGTAAAATCTATTCATCAAAAAACTCAGTATTTTCCAAAAAAAGAATTGAATCCGGTATTGCATTTATTGTTGCACAATGGGGTATGATTTTCTTCCTATTAGAAAAAAACTCATCATTGACTATGACCGATTTAATCATGTGGGCTGGTGTTGAATTTGCTATCTCAGGATATATTATCCACCAAATTCAAAAAGAAAAGAAATCTGAAACCCCAACTGAAGAAACACAAGATTCAATTAACTAAAAAATAACCCCCAATGATGAGTTGGGGGTTATTTATCGTTTTGTTGGTGTCAACGAAATGATAATTACTTCACTTCCTCGAATTCAACGTCAGAACCACTAAAACCATCGGTATTTTCGGTTTGATTTACATTACTATACAATTCTTGAGTAATCTTTTGCATTGACATATTAACATTATCTAATGCTTTGTCAATTGTATCAATATCATTAGACTTCATACTCTCTTTAAGTTCAGTTAAACCCTGTTTAACCTCTTCTTTTTGTTCTTCACTGATTTTTTCATCTAGATTCTTCAATGTTTTCTCAATATTGAATACGGCACTATCAGCTTCATTCAATTTTTCAGCAGTTTCCTTAGCGGTTATATCAGATTCAGCATTTTCTTCAGCCTCTTTCTTCATTCTGTCAATTTCTTCTTGTGAAAGACCTGATGACGCCTCAATTCTGATGGTCTGTTGTTTATTCGTACCTTTGTCCAATGCCGACACACTGATAATACCATTAGCATCAATGTCAAAGGTCACCTCAATCTGTGGAATCCCCCTCATTGAGGTTGGAATCCCATCCAAATGGAATCTACCAATGGTTTTATTGTCTTTTGCCATTAATCTTTCCCCTTGTAAGACATGAATTTCAACAGTTGGTTGATTATCTACCGCAGTAGAGAAAATTTGTGACTTTTTAGTCGGAATTGTGGTATTTGCCTCAATTAATTTAGTAAATACACCCCCCATTGTTTCAATTCCTAGTGAAAGTGGGGTTACATCCAACAAAAGGACGTCTTTTACATCCCCAGCCAACACACCACCTTGAATAGCGGCACCTAAAGCTACAACTTCATCGGGATTTACACCTTTTGATGGTTCTTTTCCGAAAAATTTCTTAACCGCCTCTTGAATTGCTGGTATTCTAGTAGAACCCCCCACCAAAATGATTTCATCAATGTCATTTGGGGTCAATCCAGCGTTCTTTAGAGCTGATTTACATGGGTCAATGGTTCTTTGTACCAATTTGTCAATAATTTGTTCAAATTTTGACTTTGTGAGGGTCTTGATAAGGTGTTTCGGTTGATTATCAATCACCATAAAGTAAGGTAAGTTAATTTCCGTACTTTGAGATGATGAAAGTTCAATTTTCGCCTTCTCTGATGCCTCTCTAAGTCTCTGAATAGCCATAGAATCTTCAATCCAACCATTATTGTCATTTTTGAACTCAGATGTCAACCAATCAACTATTGCGTTGTCAAAATCATCACCACCAAGGTGAGTATCTCCATCAGTTGACAATACTTCAAACACGCCACCACCTAATTCAAGGATAGACACATCATGTGTCCCACCGCCGCAATCAAAGACAACTATTTTTGAGTCTTTATTCTTCTTATCAAGACCATAAGCCAATGCTGCGGCTGTTGGTTCATTGATAATACGTCTAACATTTAAACCCGCAATCTCTCCAGCTTCCTTTGTTGCTTGTCTTTGAGCATCATTGAAGTATGCTGGTACTGTAATAACCGCTTCAGTTACGGTTTGACCCAAGTAATCCTCAGCAGTTTGTTTCATTTTCTGTAAAACCATTGCTGAAAGTTCTTGTGGAGAATATTCCTTACCATCAATCTTAACTTTAGGGGTGTTATTTTTCCCTTTTGTGACATTATATGGTACTCTCTTAACCTCAGACTTGATTTCGTCATAACTTGAGCCCATAAATCGTTTAATTGAATAGATTGTCTTCTCTGGATTTGTTACAGCTTGTCTTTTTGCGGGATCACCCACCTTTCTTTCTCCACCATCTATAAATCCAATAATAGATGGGGTAGTTCTTTTACCTTCCGAATTGGTGATAATTACTGGTTCACCATTTTCCATAATCGCTACACATGAATTTGTAGTCCCTAGGTCAATACCCAAAATTTTACTCATAATTTAAATGTTTTTTGTTTAATTATATGTTTTATTTTTTATGGAGTCAACCCCCAACTTACTATCCCATATATAAAAATTAAACCAATAAAATTTTTACTGACAAATTGTCAGTTTTATGACTTTTTTAAAATTTATTTGTATTTATTCCTAAATGAAAAATTATGGACATCAACTTATTCAACATATTAAAAGATTAAATACAATCCTCCTTGTTTTTAGGGGGATTTTTTTTTATAATTAACCAATAAATTTAAATTTTTAAAAATGAAAAACACAAAAATCTACAACGAACTAGTTCAAAAAATGAGAACTTTCTTCCAAGCAAAAGGATTCTTGGAAGTACCAACACAATCAAGATTATCAATCCTCGCTGCGTGTGAAAATCCACATTCAATCACTAAATTTGAATATTTAGGACAAATTTGGCCTTTACCACAAACAGGTCAGATGTGGTTGGAGTATGAATTACTCAAAAACCCTGAATATCCTGGAGTATATTGTATTTCAACATCTTATAGACAAGAGAAAACACCAATAGTTGGCCGACATGAACTCATTTTTCAAATGTTTGAGGTTGAGACAAAAGGTACAAAAGAAGATATGGTTAAACTTCAAGCCGAAATGTTAGAATATCTTGGATTTAATACCCCAACTGTCGCTGACTACAATGAACTTTGTAAAAAATACGGAACAGAAATCCTTGAAGCTGAACACGAAACAAAAATGTGGAATGAAATCGGTGATTCTATTTCATTACAAAACTTCCCACTAAGAACAAACCCATTCTGGAATATGCAAAAGGGTGAAGGTGACAAATTCCAAAAGGTTGATGTTATTCTATTCGGACAAGAGACAATTGGTTCTGCTGAACGTTCTTGTGACAAAGAAGGAATGAAGGAAATGTTCTACACAATTGAAGGTGGAAACTATTCAGCAAAACTTTTTGAATTATTTGGTAAGGAAAGAGTAGAAAAAGAATTGGAAGAATTCTTATCTTTGGACTTCTTCCCAAGATTTGGTTGGGGTTGTGGTATGACCAGATTGGCAAGAGCGTATGAATTGAATCTTCAAAAAAAACTTAGTGCAGAAATCGCTTAATTATGGCAAAGAAACAAAATGTGGAAACACCAAAAACAAAAAGTACCAAATATGAATATGTCCTTGATTGTGGAGATATAATCCAAATATGGAGATATGATAAAAAATATGGTAAGAACGCTTATGAGGTGGAAAACATTTACAAAGGAGAACCAAAGTTCAGTAAATTAAAAAAGGGGTCGAATTCGACCCCTTTTTAAATTATTATAATATTTATTATCATAAAATAAATTTATAAATCAAAGTAAATGTCAACTGAAATTATTGTAGCTTTTATAACTGGTGTTATGGGACCTCTATCCCTAATTTATGCAAAGGCTTTTATAGATAAAAGAAAGAGAAAACCTGATACGGTTAAAGAAACCTTAAAAGTTAGCGAATTGGTAACAACAAAAATCGAATCACTAAGAGAAGAAATACGTTGCGATAGAGTTTTTATTACTCAGTTCCATAATGGAGGGAATTTTTACCCAACAGGAAAATCAATGGCTAAATTTAGTATTATGTATGAAAGTGTTGGACATAGTGTTGTGTCAAAACAAACTAATTTCCAAAACATTCCAGTTAATTTATTCAGTAAATCAATCAATCAATTGTTGGAAAATGATATTATTGAAATTTATGATTTTGAGGATATAACAACAGCAACATACGGACTAAAATATATAGCTGAAGAAATTGGTTGTATGTCACATTACGCTTTTGCAATTAAATCAATTGATAATAAATTCATTGGGACATTAGGAATTGATTTTACTAAAAAGAAAACAAAATTAAACCCCGAAGCAATCAATCATTTGTCAGTTTATGCTGGAACTCTTGGTGGGGTATTAATGAATCACTTAAAACAATAATTAAAATATGTTAAAAATCGGATCAAAAGGAAATTTGGTGAAACAACTTCAAGAAAAGTTGGGAGTAACCGCTGATGGTGATTTCGGTCCTATGACTGAAAAATCACTAAAAGAATGGCAAACTAAAAATGGACTAATTTCAGATGGAGTTGCTGGACCTATTACTTTGTCAAAGATGGGAATTGAAATCCCAACTATAAAAAAAGAAGACCTAAAATTGGATAAACTTAAAGGTCAAATACCTAATGCCGTAATTTCGGAAATCGCAATGATTGCCGATAAATTTGGAATCATTACCAATTTAAGATTGTGTCACTTTTTAGCTCAATGTTCAACTGAATCAGGTAACTTTAAACTAACCCTTGAGAATTTAAATTATTCCACATCTGGTTTAATGAAAATTTTCCCTGGTTATTTCCCTGGTAACTTGGCTGAATCATACGCACACCAACCTGAGAAGATTGCTTCTCGTGTTTATGGGAGTAGAATGGGTAATGGGGATGAAACATCTAAAGAGGGGTGGAAATTTCGTGGTCGCGGATTTTTGCAAGTAACAGGCAAACAAAATTACCAAATATTAGGTGATTTTTTAAATGTTGATTTGGTATCTAATCCAGACTTAGTTGCAACAACATACCCATTGTCTTCAGCTGCTCATTTCTTTTATAAAAATAATCTTTGGCCGATATGTGATGAAGGTTTATCAGAAGAAGTTGTAACAAGAGTAAGTAGAAGAGTAAATGGAGGTGATAACGGACTCCAACACAGAAAATCAGAATTCAAAAGATTTGAAAAACTATTGCTACTTTAAAAATAAAGCCCCACTTTTTAGGTGGGGCTTTTTATTATAAGAATACAAGTTCATTAGTTTCTTGATTCCATTCCACAGTCAATGGTTTGTTTTTATACTCATATCTTTCATTCAATACACTTGCATTGATATAATGAGTATCACCATCAAATACATAACCATAGCCAGTATGAATATGACCACAAACGTGAATCTTTGGTTTAATTTCCTTGATTCTTTCGGCCAATAATTCACAACCTAGATGTTCTGTTCTACCAATAACTTGATCAACATAACCATACGCAGGTCCGTGAGTGATAAGGATGTCAGCATCAGTTGGGATATTACTCCATCTACGTTTTAGTTCCTCACCTTTTCTTGGTAAGTTAAATGCCCAATCAAAGAATTCTGGTTGCCAAGGACTACCATATACTTTCACTGGTTTTTCATCGCCAATTTGGACTTCTACTGAACTATCTCTTAGGTATTCAAAGTTCTTATAGCTGTTTAATATTTCTTCGGTACGTCTAGGTATTAGAACGCTACCATGAACAAAGAATGGTTCTCTATCAATGAAACCCCAATCGTGGTTTCCTGCAATGAACACTTTGAAATCATAGTCCAATCCATCAAACCATTGACAGAAATCTTGTATCTCGTGATTGTAACCCATAGAAGACATATCTCCAGCATGAATAAGTAGATTACCCCATGGTAAATCCCTTTCAACTTGTTTATGTTTACTATGAGTATCTGATATAAATGTAATTTTCATTTTATTGTGTTTTTTTTATAAAAATAAACTATTTATATGATATAATAAAATCAATTATCAAAAAATTATGAAAAAAATTATGAA